TAATCGGTACTTATATCTCGGTGTTTTACCGGAATTTAAACAATAATTCAAAACGATAAAGAAATGAGTGAAACAAAAATAATATTAGATGCCTGTTGTGGCAGTAGGATGTTTTGGTTTGACAAAAAAAACCCTTTGGCTTTGTTTGCTGACATTAGGGACGAAGAATACATTCTTTGTGATGGGCGGAATCTGAAAGTCCACCCAGACATCGTATCGGACTTTACCGATATGCCGTTTTTGGATAAATCCTTTAAACTGGTAGTGTTTGATCCACCCCATTTGCTAAAGGTTGGTAAAAATAGTTGGTTAGCCAAGAAGTATGGTAAACTTCCTGAAGATTGGCCAAGGGTGATAAAAAAGGGAATTGATGAATGCTTTCGTGTTCTGGATGACTACGGAGTTCTGATTTTCAAATGGAATGAGGATCAGATAACAGTTAGGGAAGTATTGAGTGCCATCAATCGGCAACCACTCTTCGGCCATACTACTGGAAGACATGGAAAGACTATGTGGATGTGTTTTATGAAACTGCCAATTAACTAATAACGGAATAGTAATGAGTAAAACAACAATTTATTACCTATTCCTAGTAGTAATGTATATGCTGCTAGGATAGGTGGAAAGGAGATATATGAAACAGACAGTAGAAGAAGTGGCACGTGAAGCGGCAGAAGATTGTTATGAATGCCATTACGATGATAGCTTAGAAATGAGATTAGTTAAAGAGGCATTCAGACAAGGTGCCGAATGGCAGTCAAAGCAATCGCCTTGGATAAGTGTCAAGGACAAGGCTGGTTGTGACACATCAGATGATTGTATTGTAATGGTTGCGAATGGTGATATATTCAAAGCGTATTTTTCATCTAAAAACAAATGGATGAAAAGTAATGGAGGCTATTATGATGAAGTGATAGATGATGTTGTTGCATGGATGCCCATCCCGTCTTTCGACGATATACTCGAAGCCAACAGAGATGTACTTGAACGGATTAAAGAAAAAGGAGATTGATTATGAGGTTTATATTAATTATACTTATGACAGCCACGATGTTATCTTGTAAAGGTGATATGAAACATAGATTAAAAGGTGGAATGGTTATTACTGTTAAGGGAGATACCATAAAGTTTTATGGAGGAACGTTGACTTATAAATGCTTTGGTGAAAGAGATATTAGGAGTGTTGTAATTGATGAATCAAAATATAAAGAAGATTAGCTATGGCAATAAAGATTATTAAAGAAGCTAATAAGAAAAAACCGATTTACTTCCGGCGTTGTGACAGATGTGGATGTGAATTTGAGTTTGAGAAATCGGATATACACAGTGAGTTTTTTGACCAAAGAGAAGGGTATAATGTAATATTTATCCCATGCCCTTCCTGTGGTAGCACTACTGGAGTTAAAGAAAAGATAATACGCTATGAGTAAAGTAACAGATATTAAAACAGAAAAGGAGGAATAAATTATGTGTAATTCAATAGAATGGGGCAGATGCGAAATATGTGGAAAAGAAACCCAGTTGGAACGTACTTATTTTTACTATCCAATTCATTGTGAATGTTGTGGCAATAAGGAAAATAGACATTTTGAAATGATAAGACATTGTAAAAAATGTCCTGCCCCTATGCCTAAAGAAATACATCCACTATGTAAGGCAATGGACGGTAAGACTTATCATGCGAGTGTTTCCAATATGCTTCCCATTGATATTCATGGAGAGTTTATTATAAATGAGCGAATAATTAAGGAGGAATAACTATGGGATTTACAACACCGTGCTTTATACGCAAAAACACACCGGAGCTTCGGAAGAAGCTGGAAGAGTTGGGATATGAAATACTTAATTTTGGTAATACAACCTTAGATGCACATAATTATGACGACAATGGAAGTCATAAAAGCATTGAAGAAGGAAGAGCAATCATAACATCTTATGGGAATTTATATGGGGTGATATATGATATAGATACCGTAACCAAGAAAGGAAGGATTGATTGCGGAACGAATGAAGAACTTTTCCTAGCTATCGCTGCATTGAGGGATGATAGTAACTACATGCAGTGGTTTATAGCAGATTCCATTCTTAGCGTTTCTTATGGCGATTCTATTGGTAATGATCATTATTTCACAGAACTCAAAGGCATTATGTTCTTTTGGGATGAAAATTGGGATAATGCAACCATTATTTCAGGACGTTATCACAAGGCTACCGTAGACGAATTGATTGAACATTTTAAAACAAAGGAGGAATAATGAAAGCAAGAATAAAATCAACAGGAGTTTTGGTAGATGTAACTCCCCAATTAAACATCAACTCTCAACATAACAATGATTATTTATATGTATGTGATAACATGGTTTACAGAGAATGCGAACTTGATTTTTCAGCTATCGACTGGGAACAGAGGCGATATGAACTAGCGAAAGCTGCCATGCAAGGATTTTGCAGCAATTCACATGAACAGGTAATGAATGCTAGTTTAAATATGACAGTAGAATGGAGCCTTGGTTTCGCTGATGCGCTAATAAAGAAATTGAAAGGAGAATAAAATTATGACCGAAGAACTTGTAACATTAGAAACAGCGAAGTTGCTGAAAGAGAAAGGGATGTTTACAGATATAGAATTTCCTCCACAATCCGTTGTACAAAAGTGACTACGTGAAATAAGAGGTGTGTATGTATATGTAGAACCTGTTATTGGAAAAAGATGGACGCTTTCTTTTTGTGATTTCAATGTTCCAACAGAAGAAAGCGACTGGATGGAGAACGAAATAAACAAAGGGAATGGCTATAAAGTATATGTCACCTACGAAGAAGCACTTGAAGCTGGTTTACAGGAAGCATTAAAATTGATATAAATATGAGCCTTAGGCGGCTTTGTAAAACCCATATAAACAATGATGAAAAGAATAATTACTGTCCAAGACATGATTGACGAACTAATGTTAGTTGTCAATAAGGATGCTGAAATAAATATCGTAATGAATACAGGAGATTATCAAACTGAATACATTCCTGATCTATATGATTTTTCTGTCATTGATTTTACTGATGTACATCCTGATGATGGAAACTCGGAAAATAAAGTGGTAATAGAAATGTTTCGTTAAAAGAGAAATAAATAACACTCAAAACATAAAAGAAATGAATACAACTTTTGAAAGATCGTCTAATAGTACCGATGAATGGTACACACCGAAAGAAATTATAGACGCATTAGGTGAATTTGATTTAGACCCATGTGCCCCATTAGCCCCCCCCTATAAAACGGCAAATGTCATGTACAATAAAAATGACGATGGGTTAAAACAGGAATGGAAAGGACGTGTTTGGTTGAACCCACCTTATTCCCGTCCTCTTATAGAATGCTTCGTTAAACGGATGGCAGAACATGGAAACGGTATTGCTTTACTTTTCAATCGCTGTGATTCAAAGATGTTTCAGGATGTGATATTCGAAAAGGCAACGGCAATGAAGTTCTTGCGTAACCGAATCAGATTCTTCCGTCCAGACGGAACTCGTGGGGATTCTCCTGGCTGTGGCAGTATTCTCATCGCTTTTGGTGAAAACAACGCGGAAATATTAAGAAACTGTGATATAGCAGGTAAGTATGTTAGGATCAATTAGAATGGCAAAAAAGATGAATAAGGAAGAATTTTTAAGCAAAAGATACGCCATTGATTTAAAGATAAAAAAATTGAATGGAGAAAAGGAACAGTTGGAAAAGGAATACATTGAATCCAACCAAGTATTCCCTATTGGAAGCAAAGTCTGTATAACGGTCCCGGCTCATGAAAGGATATTAGTTCCCGAAGCGAAGAAGTTAGCCTATATTGCAGATTATGATATTGATGATAACGGAGAGGTTGTACCCTCTTTAAGACAGTTGGATTGCAATGGGGGCATGTCAGCAATACCTTTATTTGTTAATTTAAAGAAGGCTATAATTGAAGGCATTAAGGAACAAATATGAATAAGATAGAAAAATTGGCAGGACAATATAATGCCGCCTTTACTTGTTTAACAGTAATAGAAAGTGAATTGACCAAAGAATGTCAGAAGTACGTTTCGTGGGATACCGTTCAAGTAAGCATTACTGGTGGCGGTGCTCCCATTGTAAAAGCAAGGAATGAGATAAATGCCGTTCCTTTGGAAGATTTTGTAGACCATGTTAATAAACATGGTAATATGACAGAATCCGCCTACGGATATTTGGCTTGTATTTGATTTAAAACAATAAAATTATGGCTATCATAGGAATAGACTTTGACGGAACGGTCGTGACACACGACTTTCCTAAAATAGGAAAAGATATAGGTGCAGTACCTATATTAAAAAGATTGGTTGATAACGGACACAAACTTATCCTTTTCACCATGAGAAGTGATATTGATGAGGTGACTTCCGATGATTACAACATACACAAACAGGGAGGAAAATATTTGTCGGAAGCCGTACAATGGTTTATGGACAACAACATTCCCTTGTTCGGTATAAACGAGAATCCTGAACAGCATACATGGACACTATCACCCAAACCTTATTGTCACATATACATTGATGATGCGGCATTGGGATGTCCGTTGAAATATGATGTAAACCTGTCAAACAGAGGGTTTGTAAACTGGAATAGAGTGGAATCACTTTTAATAAAAAGGGAATTGATATGAACAATTTAAAATTATATATCGCCCGTGACGAAGGCAAATGGGATGAAGATGTACAAACAACAGGAGAACTGAACCTATTTTATGATACCCCGCAACTTCTGTTTGACGTGAAGGACTGGACATCGTACTGGGGTAATGCTCGTAAGATAGCGAATATTCCCTCTTACATGTATCCGCAAGTCAAGGATAAGGAGTGTTATGTTTTCAACAATCTTGAATTATACCAAAGTTTTAACTGATAATAGAGAGGATAGGCAGTTAGCCTATCTTCTCTTTTCGTATTTTCTTTTCATTTTCCTTCTTTCCACCCGTGACATACCCATGCTTTGAGCAATACCGAACAGGATTTCCTTTTCCGAATCGTTAAGCATATCATACACCTCTTCTTTGCTCTTTCCGCTAATCATAGCCATAAAAATCTTTTTCATAATGATTTATTTTAGTTTTTTCTTACAACAATCGCAAATCTCGTCTTTTATAGGCTTCGTAAATAAAGCACCTACATATCCTGCAAGATACCCGGCCTCTTCTGATGAAGGCTTTATGCCGTAATAGTCAATTATATGACCAATCATGTGTTGTTTTTCATGCTCCAGTGTATTCATAAATTCTTCATCAGACGTACTATGACTGATAATAATTACAGTACACTTGTCGTTTGAATACGTTACACCGTAATTGTATTTTTCAGTCTTTATCTTATCCGTTATCCTGTTCAACAAATGAAAAGGACAGCCAATGTATTCCAGTCTGTACATCGCTCTTAAATAAGAGTATTTATCCACAGAATAGAACACATCAACCGTCCAGTCATATTCCTCAATGTATAGTCTTTGTCGTACCATAGCAATCAGATATAATCCTCCCAAGAGAAAGGTGTTCCACAGGCTATACACTTTGCGTAATACTCGTCAAGAGCACGGGTAGGGCTTCCGTCAACATCGTCAAGATAGTCTTTTACAAACATACAGGCATATTGCTCATTGACTATGGATGAACCCATATAGTCGGCACGTACCATATTCAATACATAAACCTTGTTGTATTCCACATCATTCTTCAACTCAACATTGAATTGCTTCATCAATGCTTCTACTTGATCCTTGTCATACGGGTGTATTTTGTTACCGTTCCTGTCTTTCATTTTTGAAACGGCATATTCACACAATTTCTTTGAGAAATTCCATCCATGTTCTGCAAGATATTTTTCCATTCCCGAAGGAAGTTTCTCATATACATCTAATCTCGTTCTTTCCATAGCTTTTGTTTTTAAAAAGATAGCCCGTAGCAAACCACTACGGGCTTAAACCAATTTAATTAGCGTCTACGTCTGGCGTAAGGACCAGTACCTTTGACTCCGCGTCTTTCTCCGTACTCATCATCGTCATCCCAAATACGCCCGTCATCGTCCATTCTTCTACGCATTCCACGCTCACCGTAACGTCCATCCATTTCTTCCATAGCGTCACGATAGCCTTCTTTATACGCTTTTTCTAATTCCCGGTCCATATCTTCACCTTCAAAGCTACGGCCCATTCCATATACTTTCCAACCCATAGTGTTTATTTTTTATTGTTGTTATTATTATTGTTTACATGTTGCACGTCAGGCAATTTGATACCAGAAGCAGCAAGTTGTGCAAGTATATCCTTTATCTGTGACAATTCACCTTTAAGTTCCTTCATCTCCTTGTCCTGCTGTGCCTTTTCGGCAAATGCAGGATTCAATGCTGTAAGCATCTCATCGCAGCTTTTGATTACTTTCTGATGGTATTCCACAGATTCCACAACCCTTACACTACTTATTTTCATTGCTTCTATCTCTGCATTGATGGCATCCTTGCTTTCCGATACAACCACATTCCCGCCTACTTGGGAAAAGTCTGCTATACTAAGATTGGCTGGCAACTTTTGAAAATCAAGAGTATCATCTCCAACCTTAACTTTCACATCCACAACCATTTCATTTTGCGGAAGAGGATATGCTGTATATCCGTTCTGATATTTAGGAACAGGATTTGAAACACTTACCACAGTGCCCACATCACATCTTGGGTTTTCCCCTTTATGCAATATGAAAAACTGCTGGCCTTGTCGTATTGATTGAAACATACTTATTCTAACTTTTTAATATCATTTTACAGTGCTTCTAGCCTGTGCGGCAGTAGCAGGTGCAACGATATGATTAACTACTTGAAATATCCCATTACATTTGTCGTAATAGACAAAGTATTTATTTCCTTGTGAAATCTCACTTGATGGCATTTGATCTCCAGAACCGTTTACCAAAGGAACCTTGCTTGTGGATGTTGATGTGGTATTTGTCAATGTGGTAGCTACAGAAACAAGATACGCATCAGACCCAGCAGCAGGAACATGATTTACGCTTAAAAGCAAAATACCTTGATTTGGCAATCGTCTGAACAGACACGGGTTAATACCATAGATAACCTCTGAATTTGTCGTATCTGTCGTTACAGAAGATGTCCGAACAAACGGTATTCCTCCAAAGTCAAGTCTATGTACTCCTTTAAAACGGTTAGCGTTATATCCCATCATATAAGGATTAAAAAAATAACTCATAACTTTTCCCTTTCTTTAAAATTTTACTATTTTTGCATCGGGATAGATAGGAGTGATCAGCCTATTGAAAAGGGTTCGCTAACGCCCTTCCCTCTTTTTTCTATGTTAGCATCACTAAAACTAGTTAGCAATGACAAACGAAGAATTTATTAAGAGCATCTCCTTGGAAGGAGAAATTTGGAAGGACGTAATCGGATATGAAGGATTATATATGGTTTCTTCATTTGGAAGAGTGATTTCACTAGAGAGAAAAGTTTCAAATGGGAAATCATTTAGAATCGTTCCTTTTTCTATTAAAAAACCTAATATAATCAATGATAGAGTTAATTATAAACGATATGAATACCATTTATATAAAGGTAAAAGAGAAAGAAAAGCAATAACTGCACATAGAATTGTTGCTACTGCATTTATTCCTAATCCTAATAATTATCCTTCAATAGACCATATAGATGGAAATCCGTTTAATAATCATATCTCTAATTTAAGATGGTGTACTAACTCTATGAACATGAATAATCCTATAACAAAGAAAAGAATTTCATTAGCTAAAAAGGGAAAATTAAATAATTCTAAGAGTATTCCAGTAGTTCAATTAAAAGATAATGAATTAATCCAAATTTATCCTTCTGCTATGGAAGCTAAGAGAAAAGGATATATTTTATCTTCTGTTTTAGAATGCTGTAAAAGCAAATTGAAACACCATAAAGGATATAAATGGATGTTTTTATCCGATTACGAAGCCCAATTCAATAAGTCAAAGAACTCTTAACTAAACTTTAGCAATTGCAACCACAGTTGTCACCAGCAGCATAACCTGCACCAAAACCAGCCATGAACGGATAACCTCCATAGCAGCAATTAGGATTTGGCACAAAGTATGCTGGAACAGGGGCGGGTGCTCTAAGCTGTCCAACGATATTAGCGGTCTGTGCCTGCTGAGAAGCAGCTAAAGCTAAATTGCTATTTTCCTGTCTCAGAGCATCAATCTTGTTTTGCATTTCACGCATTTCAAGCTGACAGAACTTGTCATTGATGATTGCGCTTTGAGCATCAATCTTAGCAGATATGATGTTGAACTGAGTGTTTGCATTGCTAGTCAGAGTGTTGGTCTGCTCTACAGTAGCCAATCGGCTATCGCATCCTTGACGTTCAATAGCTGTACGGATATCGCAGCAGCAAGAAGCAAGCTGAGAACCGATAGCTGCACTATTGGACTGAATTGAGTTGATGATCTGTTGAGAGGAAAGACCTACCTGGTTACCAACTTGCTGAATCTGTCCTTGAATTTGGCAGATAGCATTCTGCAACTGTTGAGTAGAGCAGTTCAAAGAGCTAGCCAACTGGTTGATAGCTGTTCCGTTTCCTTGAATAGCATTCATCAACAATTCACGTCCTGCTTCATTGTTCAATTGAGCAGGGATTCCGTTTGCTCCATTGCTAAACCCGTTACCGAATCCGTTACCACCCCACAGGAAGAAGAGCAGGATAATCCAGATCCACCAACAACCAGCACCACCCCAAGCGTCTTGATTGTTTTTATTGCTCATAAGAGCGGCAACCATATTGGGGTCTAATCCTTTATTCTGCAACAGTGCAGGAATCATTGACATAATACCTGCGCTTTCTCCAGCGGCAGGATTGTCGAACATAAAAATTTTGTCTGAACCCATAATATTGTAATTTAATGTGTGTGTATTATAACTCCCGTAAAGACTGTGCACTCATCTTTACGAAAGTAAATTCACAACATGGATGGTCTAAACAAAAATAAAAATTTCGTAGTATAACTTATTGTGTTTCAGATAGTTTAAACTTGTTAAAATAAGTTATTTGCTTGTATGTTGCTTTTCCTATTCGTATATTAGCGCAATAATTTTAAAATAGAGGAATTGAAGATGAAAGAATTAAAAAAATGGAATAATAATCCAATAAAGATTACGTATTTAATACCTAGTGGAAACAAGTACGCTTATATAAAATTAGGTGACACTGTTGATCTGATGAACGGAACATATAAAATAACCGCTTTGGATAATGAAGAAAACATTTTCCAAGCAGTTAATATGGAGAATAAAGATGATTGTGTTACAATGTATGCGTATGAGGTTGTCTAGTTTTTAGTCTTGTATTTGCCCCTTGACTTCTTTGGACGTATAAGCCCGTTGTTTTTAAGAGCATCCAATGTTTCTTTCAAATAAACGGGTTTTGTCATTCCTTGTACTCTCACAGGAGATAATAACGGTTGTACGGGATGAAATTTAGTACCTTTGTATGTAAGCCTTGCAAACTCGGTATCACTCACATCAAGATACTTTATGGCATTTTCTCTATCAAAATAAGACGGTATGATAGTTGATTTGTTTATTGCGTCAGTAAGGAAGTTGAACTGTTCCGCATCAACATTCGAGTTTCCGCTTTTCAATGCTAGAGATATCCCGTCAAGTAAGGAAGCTAATATAGTGTTATAATTCATGCCCATGACTTACTCGATAGATGATATGTTTGCTGTTCCCGTAACACTCACCTTGCTTCCTGGTGTGACTGAAAAATATTCCACCGTTCCTGCCGGGAGAAGCATTCCTGTTGGTGATATTCTGCTTGATCTGCTTTTCGTTTCCTGTACCAATGAGATACGGCATCCATCCGATGTCGCTACTCTTATAAGGTTTGACAATACTGTGTATTCCTTGTCGGTTACATCTTCCGATGCTGATATTCTTGCAGCTACGATACCTTTTAACGCTTCATCCTTTGAAGCGTTTTTGGTGGAGAAATACCCACCTATCTGTTGTTTATCATTGTTTTCCATATCCTTTCAAGTAAGATTGTTTCACACTTTCGGCAAACTCGTTCAGCTTTACATAATCTGGGTCAAGTTTGTTTAAAATACCTTTTCTGAGAGCCGCTTCTTCCTCTCCGTTGGGAAATTCATCCTTTATGGCGGCATCTACCGTTTTGTCGTATGATACAGGGTTCTTTACACGCTGTACATCGGCTTTCCATTTTTTGACGAACTTTCCCTGTACAATACTACCCATATCGTCCGTTTCGGGTTCGTCAACTTGTTCAATGTTTAAATGAACATTGCTATATCCAGTACCTAAATCAAAGATAAAGGCAGGCTTTTCGTCAAAAATCAAACCTCTTTCCATATCCTTTTATTCTCTTTCCATATTTTAAACATCTAATGTTCCATCAAAATAATAGCCTCTATTGAATTTTATGACAACATCTTCCAAAGGCAAAAGGCTTTTGTCTACTTGGGAAAGGAACGTTCCTAATGCTTCATATCCGCCTTTCATAAAGCATTTTTCTCCTTTGAACAGTATTTGCATCCTTACCCATGTACTATTGTCCTTCTTTGTGGATGGTCTTACATCGAAATCAAGAATGTCTATATGTTCATCGACAAGTTTGTCTATCTTCACATCTTTTCCGTCAAACCTTCTTGACACTCTTATATTTAAGTCACTAATCTTTGTCATGTGGCTATTATTATTAACTAAAACTTTATTAATCAAGTTCCTAGAATCACAGTGCATCAACATACCCATATAACTCGTAATGGATTTAGGGTTATTGCGTTTTGACGCAAAGTTTTTCTTTATTCTCTTTCTTATTTTGGTATGACCGGGAGTAAAGACGAATCCACCGAAATCTATCCCTTCCGAAACAGGGAATATCCTGTAATTTTTCTTCATCTCCAGTTTCTTTTCATACCACAGGTAATTTCTTATCCTCCACAGCCACTCATGCAACTGTTTCTTGTCGTGGGATAATATCACCATGTCATCGGCAAATCTGAAATAATGCTTTACTTTGAACTGCTCCTTTACAACATGATCCAAAGATCTTAATACCAAATGGCTTCCTATCTGAGCGTCAGGATTACCAATAGCCAGACCTTTGTTGCTGTAGTTAAGCGTATTCATAAGCCATAACGCATCCCTGTCTTTCAAGTCCTTGCTATATGCCTTCTTGTAAACGCTGTGCCTTACAGACGGATAAAACTTCTTAATGTCCATTTTTAAAACGTATATTTTTCCGTTTTTATCCATTTCAAGCAATGTACGTTTCATATTTCTCACAAGGGAGTGCTTTTTCACCTTGCTTGTAATACCCCTTTTGGGCAGACAGTTATATGAATCAAGTGTAAGGCTTTTTGTCCATCTGTCCATCATGGGTATCAAAAGGCTGTGCTGGATAATCCTGTCCGGGTAAAACGGGAGTTTGTGTATCTCCCTTACCTTTCCTGCATCAGTCACTTTTTCTATCACCTCATACTTGCTTACATGGTATGATTTGTCTTTAAGCATCTGATAAACATTCTGATGATATTCATCCTTATGTTTCTCATAATCCCTCACACCCCTGTGATTTCTCTTTCCTTTCTTTGCCTTTTCAGCAGCAGAGATAATATTATCCATACTGCCTATCGTTTCAAAAATATTATTCAATTTTTTCATCTTACGTGCTTTTCTTTGTCCGTTGAGCCAAAGATAACTAACTTTCCATATACCTACAACTGTAAATGTACTAATAAGTTCCCATCCTCAAACAATGGGTTGTCTTGACATTTTTCATCTTCCTGACGAGGCTTCTGTATAGCAGTAATTTTTTTAGCACGTTAGCTGCCACCGATGTTCGTGTTCGCGTTCGAAGGATCATGGTTCAAATTACCATTCCGCAGAGAACAATTGTCGTTGTTCGACTTACCACCAAAGTAAACACCACCATTCTACAGACCGCCTTTTTTCAACTAACCGCCTTTGACAGACTTATTTAACTTTGCTGACGCATTTGGTTAGATTTTTAATTATGCAAACTTAAACATTATTAATATATTTTGCAAGTTTTGGGAGGGGGATTTTTCACTTCGTGAAAAATTAGGGTTGGGTTATTGTACAACGAAAGCCGCCACCGATGTTCGTGCCCGCGTTCGAAGGAGCACGGTGCAAAGAACCAGCCCGCAGAGAACAAGGGTCGCTGTTCGACCTACCACCAAAGTAAACACCACGTCTTCCTATTTTACCCAAACCTGCATTTCCCGTAAACCAGTTGTAATGACATTCCCCCGTGTGAAGATTGCTTCCCTTGACCTCTCCAATGAGCGAGTTCTCAAAGTTCTTCGTTATGTATCCTTCACCTCTAGCCATAGAACCGACAAAATCATACGTATTCTCAAATCCATAAGATTCCCCAGGATTCTTATCTGCGGCTACATTGTCTGTAGTCAGATTGTTTACGTCATAGGTCTGATAAATATCTATGGACGTAGAATCGTGCATGACACAATCTATCCCACTGTACCACATCCATATATTTCCCCACCCGGCAATACGTCCGCGAATGATAGGCTGTGTGAAGCATATCTCTATTTCACGGTCTGTCACTGTCGCATTGTCAGGAATACTCCATCCGCTGGTTACAGTTGCAGTGACAAACTTGGCTACGATACCCGACATCTCCCCGTCAGCCAATCCGTTATGACCTTGGAAGTTGTAGTATTTGTATTTTGTGCTTTCATATTCAAACTCGGTGTCGGGAGAGACATTGTGTTCCTTTGCGTATGACATGGCAAGCTGTGCTTCAAACATCTTCATGCAAGGATGGTAGTTGTTTATGAGTTGGGCGAAATCGTAAGTCGTTCCTGTTTCGGACGCCTTAAATCCTTGTCCGTTCATATTGTAATACACATAGGTCTGACCGTCCGCCTTCTTGAACCTGACGCCTGTCATTTTTCCCCAGCTTGACGCATCGGGGACTGAATCGTTGGATGATATTCCTTTTCCGCAAACAGACTGTGCGTGCAGGTCTTTTGTCCTGAACTTAATGAACAGAAGCGTGCACCATACTTCAAGGTCAAGGGCGAACGCATTGGCGTAAGGATAGTTCTTCGTGATGTCCTGGTTCTTTGCCCTAGCGTATTTCTCGTAATCAAAACGTGATACACCTGTCGTAGGCCATCCATTTCCTTCCATTATGTTCACGCCTAGATTTCCTGCTGCTGTTGTTCCTTTTACCGTGTTGTCAAAAATAGATCTCTGCTTCCCCTCCTTTATCGTGGAGTAACCGATACTCATTCCGAACGGTTTTATCTCTATGGCCGTATCGCCACCGTATGTAAACGGAGTGTCACTGACAAGCCTTCTCTCGTATGTATCATCCGTTCCTCCGTTGATTACCCAGAAAGGCTTGGTGTTCACAAGCATGATGTCGCTTCCGTCATCTTCTACATCAGTTCCGTCAATAACAATCTTTGACGGGCTACCATCAGCCATTTTGAAGAAATTGGTCTGGTCCAGAAATCCGACCACCTTACCGTCCTTTACCTTTGCCACACGGAAAGAGTTGAGGATGGGATGGGATTGCTTGAACTCTTCCTTTCCTATCCATGTCTGAAAGGCTGGGTCTGCCTGTCCTCTTCTCATCTCCACTCCATATATGTTCCCCTGCTGCATCTTTATCTGTTCGAGAAGCGTTTTGTAGTCATTGGTGAAATCGTTTGTGGATAACGCCTTGCCGTCCACCTTGTCTACCTTCTTGTCCAAGGCAGATTTCTGTGCGGTGGATACAGGCTTTTCCGCATCGGACGTATTGTCCACATTTGACAGACCTATATTGTCTTTTGTTATATTGACATTGCCCGTCCTGTAAGACGATTCGGCATTACCTTTCACGCCTATGACGGTATTCCTCTGTGCGCCTTCCTCTATCCCGTCAAGTTTGGTTTTTAACTGGGTAGTAAAGTTATTGTCTGTATGAACATAGTCTTCGTCCATTACCATGCCTTGTCTTATCTTGGACACCGTGACGGATTTGTTCTCTTTAGGGCTTCCCGTCACACATGGTATCATCTCTTCTCCCGTAGCTGTTTCAACGGGAGGCATCTGTGAAATTTTAAGATTATCTTCCATTATATTATTCCGTTAATATTAAACCATCGTTTTCAAGCAATATGCTGTATCCATTTTCAGTGATTACGGTATTCCTAAGCACCTCTAGCGTTATCCTTGAATCAGTAAACTTCCATGAATTGTCAGAAAACGGCATATACCCGTCTTTCTTTACAGACAGCGACATCGTGCTATTTGCCATACCCCGTACTTTCACTGTACCGTCAGACAACGTTTTGTACTGTACACCTCCCACCGTGACCGTTGCATCCTGTATGGGTGAGCCAGATACGTCCACCACGGTTATCGTTACGATAGCCTTCGGTATATAGTAGTCAATCAAATCCTGCTCGGTGAATCCGTCATTCTGTTTGGTAGGGACGGAATCGAACCCGAAGGAGTTGTAGAAAGCTGAACTAATCCATTCGCTATTATGGTCAGTATTGCTAAAGAATATAGGAGTTTTAGTTTTATCACCTGTCACATCATTGTTTACTATGGTGATTATTTGCTTTTTGTTTAACAAAGCGGAAACTATTGTAGATTCATTCAGTGTTCCATCAATATAGGTCTTGCCGTTTGAGTTCCTACTATTATAAGCAATACTACCTTTGTCATTGAATACGGCAAACAGCCAAGGTTCAGTAGTATTCAGTCTTTGGTCATAGATAAACTTTCCATCAATGAACGGATTGATAGTTACAAACAACACCTTCACGCCCTGCTGCAAGTTCTCCACAACACCGTAATCATCCACTCCGTCTGTCACTAGGGCGTTGGGGTAGACTTCCTTTAATTCTATCATTACATCTGTATTGGGGCTACTATAATCATCCCCATACAATTTAAATCCGTATGGAACAGCAACGTCACCCGAACCAAATTCATATTCACCATCCTCATATATGGACTTGTCCGATGGAGCAACGTCACCCGAACCAAATTCAAGTCTGTAACCACTTTTCATCCCCGTAACAGTAGCTTTGAATTTAACCTTAACTGAACCTGTAGCAGTGTACAATCCACTACTGGAGCCTTTAATCATGGGATTATATGTGTGGTTATTTATAATGTTTCCATGTTGAGGTGATGAAATCCATATAGAATTATCGGAGAAATTAGTTTCATACCCTCCCACACCGCTCATTGCAGCAAATAGGAAATTGTTCAATTTAAGCGGTCTGTTGTTTCCACTGAAATCCTGCAAATAAGGATTAGCTTTTAGTATCTCGTTTGTGGGAACGGATTGCCTTGTAGGAATTTCTTCTACCACAATATTACAATCCACATCATTTACATTGTCACCTGCCAAATAAAATCCGGGATATGACGTATTTGTTGTACTACTGTTCCTGTATTCAGGTATGTCATATTCTCCATCAGACGTTATCTGAATATTATCATATCCAATCCTTCCTTTAATAGTAAATCCCTCGGGCAATCCTGTCACCCGTATTTTATAGGATTCAACAGTCTGTAACGCAAGACATGGAATTTGCCAAAATGCCTGATTATTGTTGTTTGTGGGAGTGTGAGTTATGATACACTTATTTATATTCTTATCATAAGTTATCTTTCCTCCTAGGGCCACAAAAAGATTTGCATAGGTAACGCCAGGAATATATGTATCCACAGGCTTTGACATATCGTACCAGAACACCATGTGTTTTGGTATCCATTCTTCTATCACCTTGTTTATATCGGTTTTTCCTGTACCTGCCGATTTTACAAGTCCAAGTTTTCCTATGTTAAAAAAACCTATTTTTCTCATTTTTCGTCCATTTTATTCCATTCCTCGGATAAAAGCAGCTTCTCAAACTCTCTTGTGCCAGTGTCGTATGTTTCGTAAGGGAAATGGTATTCCGTTCCGTCCTCAGGTAACGTCATAGGCATCACTTCCATAACCTTTTCGGTATGGAGCATATAATACAGTCCGTCTGTCGATCGTCTGAAAACGGACAGGTCATCTTCCGAAAACATAATCTCGGCATCTATTTTTGGTACTATGGAAAACTGCATATTATGAATTTTATCTATTATCGCAAAGATAATTAAAAAAAAGTTAAACGTATTGGTTGCATACGGTTTTATGTCGTATATTTGCTGAAAATTTAAAAAAAACATATCTATGAATGTACTGAGCCTTTTCGATGGAATGTCGTGCGGACGGATAACACTTTCCGAACTTGGCATTCCTGTAGAAAAATACTATGCGTCCGAAGTGGACAAGTTTGCCATAAAGGCAACCATGCAGAACTTTCCTGACACCATACAGCTTGGTGATGTAAGAGAACTTGAAGTAAGCAGACTGGATAAGATAGACTTGATAATCGGAGGATCGCCATGCACGAACCTGTCCATGTCCGGCAAGAGAAAAGGGCTTTCAACGAAAGAAGGCATGGAGGTTCTAGACTTACAAACGTATCTTGAATTGAAGGAGAACGGTTTTGAATTTGAAGGGCAATCCTATCTGTTTTGGGAATACATACGTATATACCACGAACTTATTAAGCGTGGTGACAATCCCAAATTCTTCCTTGAAAATGTGGAAATGGGAAAGAAATGGGAATCTGTGTTCAATGAAACAATGGGTAGGAAAGGAATACATATCAACTCCGCACTTGTATCGGCACAAAACAGAAGGCGCATATACTGGACGGATATTCATGACGATATTCCACAGCCGGAAGATAGGGGAATATTGTTAAGGGATATTCTTGAAGAAGAGGTTGATGAAAAATATTTCTTGTCTGACAAGATGATTGGCAGGGTAAAGACGGAAAAATTCAGTCCTGTCCAGTTTAGCCCTATCAAGTTTCCGTATGAGCAAAAGGCGCGCACAATAAATACAAGATTGTTCAAGATGGGTGACAATGACAATTACATACAGGTGGATAATGATCCGACATGTGTTGCGATGCGAGGGCGTGAATCAGCCTGCCTTACTCCAAAAAGAACCGAATATGGAAAAAAAGATAAGAAAGGAATATGAAGCCGGGATTGTAAAGGAACAGAGAAAGAATATCCAACAGCTTGAACCCAGGGAAGATGGAAAAACCAATTGCCTTACAACCGTACAAAAGGATAATCTGATAATTGTTTCGGGAACGATATGTGGATTTGGAGGAAAACATTTCCGTGAAATAAAATCGGGCAAATCATGCACACTGCCGGCAAGAGCCAGAAATGATGGAAGCACACAACCATGTGTTGCAATTGGTATATCCAATATTGCTGATATTCCAATTGCAAATAAATATATAAAGAGAAATTTACGTAATATAGACAATAAAGCTCACACATTGCTTGCTTCATCATATAAAGGAGCAATGGCAAACGGCATGACGCTAGTTGATAACGGTAATTTATATATTAGACGTCTTACCCCAACCGAGTGCGCACGGCTTCAAACTATTCCCGAATGGTATATATGGGATGGGATATCCGACACACAGCGTTACAAGATGCTTGGAAACGGATGGAACATAGAAACAATCAAACATATCTTTAAATATTTGAAAAAACAATGAATGTACTAAGTTTATGTGACGGGATAGCTTGTGGACGTATTGCACTAGAAAGAATGGGGTATAGAGTGGAAAAGTATTACGCAAGCGAAATAAACGAAGGCATTTATAACCAATTAAACACTATTTAACTAAATTGGTTATGTTATAATTTAATTTATAGTTATATTTGCAATATGAAACGAGCGTATAAATATAGACTTAATCCTACTCCTGAGCAGATTGTTTTCTTCAACAAATCTTTCGGGTGTTGTAGGTTTGTATATAACTATATGCTCGGTAAACGTATAGAAGCGTATCAGCGTGACAAGACGAAGATAGGATGGGTTGAACTGGCTAAGATGCTTACAGAACTTAAAAAGGAAGATGGGAAGGAATGGCTTTCGGAAGTATCAAACGAGTGCCTGCAACAATCCATAAGAAATATGGACAGCGCGTTCGTGAAGTTCTTCCGTGAAAAGGCAGGGTTTCCAAATTTCAAGGCGAAGCATTACAGCCGACAGTCATACAAGGCTATAAATTCGGTGTCTGTTGACCTTGATAACAATAAGGCAAGACTTCCAAAGATCGGATGGGTTAAATTCTTTCCGAACAGAAAGTTTGACGGTAAGGTATGTTCTGTCACGGTAAGCAAGACACCAACAGGTAAATATTTCATTTCTGTCCTTGTTGACGATGGAAAGGAAATACCTGTAAAGCCTGCTGTCAGATATGATACGTCTATCGGTATAGATGTCGGTATAAAGGATTTTGCAGTTTGTTCGAACGGTGATGTGTATGCCAATCCCAAATATCTTGAGAAATCGGAAGCAAGGCTAAAGGTGTTGCAAAGAAGATTCTCAAAGACAAAGAAAGGCTCCAACCGAAGAGAACGGGCAAGAAAAATCCTGGCAAGACAGTATGAGAAGGTTTCCAACCAACGCAACAATTTCCTGCATCAAGTCACATCAAAAATTGTCCGTGAAAACCAAACGATAATCATTGAGGATTTGAATGTAAAGGGTATGTTGAAAAACCACCGTCTTGCAAAATCTATATCATCCGTTTCATGGAGCGAGTTTTTCCGACAGCTTAAATACAAATGCGAATGGTATGGACGCAACCTTATACGTATCGGACGTTTTGAAGCAAGTTCCAAGACGTGTATATGCGGATACGTTAATAGTGAATTGAAACTCAGTGACCGTGAATGGATTTGCCCGAAATGCGGAAGGCACAATGATCGTGACATTCTCGCTTCGGTGAACATCAAACGGTTCGGACTAATATCACCCTTGGTAGAAGGGATTGAGGACGTGGAGTGGTCGGCAGTAGTCGGGGCGGTGAAACGTCAATATGTACGTGTATAAACGTATATAAATACCTATGTCAATATACTGAACCATATCAGACAGTTCAATCCTAACATAAAATTCCTGCTTGAAAATGTGAAGATGAAATCCGATTGGGCTGATTTGATTTCGTCACATCTTGGAGTAGACTATGTGTATATCAACAGTTCCGATTTCTCTGCGCAAATGAGAGCAAGATACTACTGGTGCAACTGGGAAATACCTGCATGGAAGGACAAGGGAATATTGTTCAAGGACATCATTACGGACGGGTATGTGGAGAAAGACAAATCATGGTGTATGCTTGAATCATGGAACAGGTTTGCCAAGAACCCCGAATCGTTGTTAAGAAGATATAAAAAATCACTCACACCGTTGATATTCAACTCACCCGACTGTAATCCCGAAAAAGGTTTCAGAACGCCCAATATTACGGAAGCGGAAAGATTGCAGACAGTTCCAGAAGGATACACAAAGTCAGTACAGCCACATATAGGGATGGGGCTTCTAGGAAATGGATGGACTGTAGATGTTGTTAGTCATATTTTTAAAGGACTTATATCATAAAAAAAGTCAGATAAGTGGATTTATTATGGAAATAAAGAATGGAATAATAATAGATGGTGTGTTGCATGAAATGAGCAAAACATTCAATGAAAATTTCGATTGCAGCGAATGTTCATTGTGTAAAGAATGCAATGAGTGTAAGATGGAGCATGAATCATACCTGTGTAATGTGATGGGATGTTTCTGTTTTGTCAATCGTGGCAAAGTAACGGATATTAAAACAGAGGAGGAAAAGAAATGAAACAGACATTAGAAAAAGCGGCTCATTCTTTTGCTGAAAGCAGAAGCAGCGGAAGTATGTTTCCGGCATATTATATGGGGTTTATCGCTGGCGCAGAGTGGCAGAAAGAACAAGCTATCGAAGTTCTTTCCTCCGTTTTAGAGAATTGGGTACATGGCGGTGATGCAGACTGTATCATTGCGGAGTTTGAGGAAAAACTAATGAAAACGAAATAAACACTCCCCCTTGCTGGTAAACGGCAAGGGGGAGGATTGTGTTTATAACCCCGGACCCATAGAAAGAAGCAATGTACTATCTTTATATGCAGCACTGTTAAGGCTTACCCATACCCTTGCAGTTCCTACATTAATCAGTTCCGATGATATGAATATTTTCACCTTCTTGTCAATGCTGGAATTGGCGGATACTTGGAAATCTTCTATTGTTTCTCTTGATTCACCTATAACCATAGGATCTTCAAATTTCTTACTTGCAAACCTAGACATACAACTATTATTACGGAAAGAAATAAGGCTACTCGAACCGTTTCTTACTCTTACGGTAACTTCAATATATCCACTAACGGATGGCATCACTCCACCAATTATTGTTATGCTTACGTAAGAACCAACTATCTCTATATCTCTTTTACTTACCATTGGAACAGTGTATGCTATATGAGCAATATCGGAGTCATCCTGCTTCAATATAGCTGTACTAAGGAAAGGATAAACTTCCCAATCACCAGCAGTCATACCCCACGAGTTTACAGTAACCGTAGCGTATCCTGTTCCTATCTTCTTGTCGGCAGTAACACGCCTAGACATCTGACTGGTCTTGTGCTTAACATAGACACCGAAATAGCAATCAGCTATCTCGGCAAAGTCACCCATGTTAAGAAAATCAGTATCATGCCCCTCCGATGGCATCATTATAGCAGCGGAACAGACAAAATTACTACTTGTAAACTGATTGGTAGCAGTATCCGGGCAGGAGAACCTGCTTATCGGTGCACTAGCACGATGGTTGTATCCGTTAAAGTCGGTAAGGCGAAATGGAAACTTCCCTCCTGTCGGTGGGGTGTATTCCCATCCGTTCATGCTTCCATCAGCGTGTTTTGGCGCATCCCAGTATCCTGCCATTTGAAAAGGTTTGACACCACAGTTCCCATCCCATCCTTGCCACCATTTTTCATCTGGCCCAGGAGCAAGGCTTTCATATCTTACAGGCTTGTACCGTGCCCACGGGTTTATTTTCCCGTGGGTGTTTGCACAAGCATATCCTAAATCATAACCATCACTAGTAGGACCGATACCAAGGGTGGCGTAAACGTCACCAGCAAGGTTTATCGGGGCTGTAATCTTTCCATTAGAGTGACCCATGTTACTTTTCCTCCTGTTCTTTTACGGTAACATATCCCGAAACAAGCACAGTCTTTCCATGACAGTTAAGGATATCACAACAAATGTCACCTTTGATAACAATAGCATTACTAAAATCCCATCCATCTTTTTCGCTCATGGTATATATTATGCCACTTGCCCATTTATTACATTTCACATTACCTTCAATGTAAATGTCAACTTTTTTATTATTTTCTTCCATATCGCAAATATACTAATTAATTCCTAATCTCTTTTCCAATTCTCTTACTCTTTTCTTTAATCTTGTAACCTCATCATCGACTTCCTGCAAACCTTTCCACACAACGGGGATAAGTCTTTCATAATCTATGGTGTAATAGTCCTTGAATATGTCACTGACCCACTGACTGTAACCGCCGGAAAGTAAATCCTGGGCGATAAGACCATAATTCCATTTTTTATGATTGAATATCTCGGAATTTCTCTTGGCAAGATTGTTCCAGTGATATTTCACGCTCTGGAATTTGCGGATAATACCCATAGCGTCATAATCCTGAATATCGGTTTTCAACCTTATATCGGAAGAGGACGCTTTGGCGGTTATTGCTCCGGTTGCGATGATATTAGCGCTACTTGTAATATTATTTTTTGCATATATTCCTCCTTCGGTTGATATTGCAGTAGCTGTACTAAAATTAGTATTATCTCGATTTTCAACATAAAATCTCTTTCCCCCGAACACTCTCACCCATGAACTGTCTTGCATATATATACCACCTCCGTAGTTCTGATGATACCACCCTGAATTTCCTGTGCTTCTGAACCAATCGGAGCATTGGATGGAAGATGGGAGTTTTAAATATACATTTGAAGAACCGTTCACACTAACCCCAGCACCCGTATTGGCAGCGTTATGGTCTTGTATATAGAACGTTCTTGCAGAAGTCCACACATCCGCACTAGAAGCCCTACTGTCAGCCAACGTGGAAGCACCTCCTGCCGATACAGCCACAGACGTATTGGATGTGGATTGCAATCCTCTCCATGCGGAAACGTTAGCACCATAAGCCCAATATTGGTATTGTATGTGCCCATTGTGATATGAACCAATCTGGCGCACTTGCAATTCAAAATTGTTTGTTCCTACACGTACAAGACGGATATTATCCATTCCTTTTGCGAATGTAGGAAGATAAAGGCGTGCTGAATTTGAAATATCTCCTACATTGCTGTCAGAAGCAGAAGGTTCACTTCTCATTTGGAAGATGGCGCAGAAGTGATAACTTCTGACTTCATCCTGTGCATGATTTCCATAGGCGTACCATATCCTTCCCCAAACCGTTACTGACCTATATGGTCCGGCTCCCGATTCAGAACAAGCGAATATCTTTTTCCAACCATTATCAGTACCACCTAGAGCGAACTGTAATGAATAAGTAGCGGTGGAATTATAATTTCTAGGTATATCCATTATATGCCAATTATCCAGTAAATCCGCGTTCAAGTTGGTATTCAATGTAGTGGAATTGCATTGGTAAGGCTGCTTGCCTGTGCCTACGGTAGATACGAACCTGCTCGATTCAGCATAATTACCTATTACAACCTTGTTATCTTGCAGTAAGATATTACATAATACATTATTGCTTGAATTTCTTGAATCAATCCAAGCATAGGAACTTCCACCGCTCAATACCAACCGTCTAGCCGAATCCCAGTTTGCAGCAAGATAACCATGATGAGATATAATAGTATTGAATACATCTAATGCCCCTCTTCTAACATCCAACCACATGGCATTGTTTCCTTGTGCCACAGACATTCCGCTAATAGTAGGATACCAACCTATTCCATTCCAAGAACCAAAACGTAAATTCGCATCGGTTGAATAAGCTATGTCTGTTCCACCGTGAATCCAATTGCCCGAAGTTTTAACCACTCTTGTTCCATGAGGAATATAAAATCCTTTGTTAGTATCCATCGCCAAATCCCCTGTCATGGTGTCACCTGCTTTCTTTACGTAACGTCTGTCAAAATCAGACAGGTGCAATCCATCAACCATATCTGCATTAAGATTACCCACAACAGTATTACTTACCACAATAAATGGAGCAACGCCACTTGCTACGGTAGACATAAACGGAACATAGCTTGTAACCCTGTTCGCTGCTATACCAAAAAGATTTTTCAAGGCAGAACTTGTACATACGTCCTCCACTGAACCCGCTAAAGATGATGTGTATGTTTGGAACAGGTGGGCAGCGGCTATATGGCGTATTCTATCCGGACCCGAATTACTTACATTTACAGCTTCATTACCGTTACCTATGTCATTCCCTTTAAATAATACCAGTTCACTGCTTTCTGTACCACCCCAAAATCTTTCGGCAATAAATGTATGATTATAGCCACCCGGTGAATCTCCTGTCGTTCCGTAGAAATATATGGTGTTGGGAGAAGTACCGTTCCCTATCTTCAAGTCACCGCTCATCGTTATGCTACCTACACCCGTCATATCTCCGCTTACGTTGGCTGTACCATCAAATGACTGCCCCCATAAAGTCCTTGGGGTTTGCAGTTTTTTAGCAGCCTCAGAAGAGTTCTGCAAGTTTGCAAATCCAGGATTTACATAAGTGCTCCATGACGGTGCTTTTGTATCTGCTCGGTATAGCGTTATATTCGTATTAGCCCCTCCGTTTCGGTCATGGCTGTATAACAGATTGGCTTGTATTATGGAATAGGTACTTCCACCATAACAGTACAGTTCTATGTTTTTCATTTCCGCATCATGATAGATACGTATGTTTGACGTATTGATATTGTATGCCACCATCAACTCACCTTGCACATAACCCATATTTCTAGTTCTGACAACCAACAGACCAAACAAATCGCTAAAGGATGAGTGCAGCACAAAGCAAACGTCTGTCATTGTTTCCGTATTACGTATGGAGTATGTAGCTATTCTACACCATGCAGGTTTAGTGCCTCCTACCGTATATCCGTATTTTATAAGGGCGTTTGATGTGCCGAACGCATGGTATCCGTCCAACAAATCCGCACTTAGATTATCTACGGTTGTATTGCTTGAAACTATCAAAGGTGATAACCCTGTGGCAACAGTTGACATGAATCTAGGTGCTCTTACATCATTTGGAGTGACACGTAAAACCAGCTTGTTGTTATGGTCTACGACACCAAATCCTGCACTTTCCGTACTGCTGCCTCTAAGGTTTCCTATATACCAGTATGTGTCAAACCAGTTGAACCTTAATCCGTTTCTTATAGAAGTTAACTCACCATCATCGTTCCTGATAACTCCGTTATCTTTATAGATATTGGTAATATCACAATTTTCCAATCCCTTGAATACGATTGAGCCGGAAGAAGATGCGGATGTAAGAGTTCCGGTCATAGTATCACCAGACTTTTTCACCCATCTGCCATCAAGTACGGATGTAGGTATATGACTTGCATCTATGATTTTACTTGAATCAGCCTTTTTCAATTCAGCCCACATAGCATCAGCGTCAAGTCCTCCCTGCCCAGCCATGTCGTACAGTTTCTTTATCGTGTACGCATTAAACGTATTGTCAAGGTCTGAATCGGAGAAGGTTGTGCCGTCAGTAAGATTTGCGAAGCTGTAAACGGTATTTACAACACCGCTACCACCACCGCTACCACCTGTTTTCACACCAAGAGCAGATACCCAACCGTCCGAGTAGAATCCTACCGTATTTCCGTCTGTCCTATGTTTTACTCTCAGAGCCTTGTTTGCCGAATCGTAAACAAGTTGGGCATCTCCTATCTGTATGTATTCGTTTGCAGTAAGTCGTGCTGCTGAAACGCCACCTGTGAATCCTGCTGAAACTCCATTGAGACGTCCTTGTTTGTTTATTTGTATTACTCCTACATCTGACGTATCTCCATTAGGACGGAAATAAATCATACCCTCATTCCCATAGCTTGATATGACGGTATTGCCTGTCGTGTTACGGAAAACAGTATTTCCGCCATAAGACAGACCGATACCACTATTCATCAGAATATTCTTGGTAAATGTCTTTTGTCCCGAAATAGTCTGAGCAGTAGTCAAGGTGACGGCATCAGTAATCCCGTACCCTGCCAGTGTGGTAGGATTATCACCGACTGTAACACGCCCGTAGGTGTCTACTGTAACTTTCGTATATGTACCAGCCTTCACCCCTGTGGTGGCTAGTGACAATGTGCGGTTTGCGGACAGGTTTCCACCTCCCGTAAGACCAGTTCCTGCACTTATCGTTATGGTTTTGTCCGCTTTCAGTGCAAGAAGTTCGGCTAGGTTGTCGCTTTCCGTAAGACCGTCAAGAAACGCTTCAAGTTCTTTCCATTTGTTGATGATGTTATCGGCATCGCTTCCCTCTAGGAAGTTGTTCAGCTTATTGCTTAACTGTGTTACGGTATTATTCAGCGTACCCAAGTCCTGTTGTCTAGCGAATGTTTCCCCGAATACGGCAGTAATGGTTTTTCCGTCAGAACTAAGTGCCATGTCTGTTACGGCATTTCCACTCCCCGACTGGGTGATGTTCTTTATACCACCACCTTCCTTCGCCATTTTCCAAATCTCGTTTATCGTGTACGCATTAAACGTATTGTCAAGGTCTGAATCGGAGAAGGTTGTGCCGAGATTGGAAAAACCATATACGTTTTTCACAAGTCCGTCACCACCGCTTCCTCCGCTTCCTCCGGGAGATACGCCCAAAGCGGAAATCCATCCTCTGGTATAGAAGCCTATTTCCGTACTTCCATCTATATGCTCAAATGTGACTGCCTTGTTTACGGAATCATATATAATCTTTATATCGCCAACCTGCAACGCCTGTGTTTTCACCGTGCCGCTTATGTTGGCATCTACAGCATAAATATTCTCCCATCTCTTCGATTCAAGACCAAGTGTGGATGCGTTGTTCACGCTAGGAACTACATTTGCCGTAGACAACTGACCAGTAAATATCTTGCTTGCAGTAACTGTCTGTTCCGTATCAAGCGTTACAAATTTATTGTCAGGAATATGGGATATGTGAATTTTCTTTGTCGGATCATCCTTTCCCAACTCCTGCCACAATTTGTCCGTATTCATTCCGCCTTCCTTGGCTAGCTTCCATATCTCGTTGATGGTATATGCGTTGAATGTATTGCTAAGGTTGGAATCGTCAAACGTCTTACCTAAATCGGCAAATCCGTACACGGCCTTAATCAGTCCGCCTTCACCACCTCCCGGTTCTCCGCTACCACTCTGTGCGCCCAACGCTGATATCCATTGGTTTGTATAGAACGCTGACTTGCATCGTAACGCTTGGTTTACTTCATCCCATTCAAACCATCCGTTGAACTTCTGAAACGATGCAATAAGGTCATTAAGTAGCTGTTCAGAGAAAATATTTGTTCCGCTTCCCGTACCACTTCCACCTAATGTTACATTTGTCGTATTCTGTGTTGAAGCGGTCTGATTCTCCTGTGCCAGCCGTTCATAGAAAGACAGTATCTTTCTTCTTGCAATGGTGCATGAATATGACGGGAACATATTCTCCTTGGAATATTTAATTTCCAAAGACTGTATCTGCAACTGCATATCCACTATCTGACCGTTATCAGAGAAATCGAACACGCCTATTCCATCATCCCTTACCTTTAGCATATTTCCTTCTATGAAGTCAATGAAAAGGTTAGGATGCTCTGCGACAAATCCGCTAGATATGTCAAGTGAAACGGTTCGGTTCTCATGGTCATATCTTGACAGGTAGTCAAGAGCCGCCTTTTCAAGCGTGTTCTCAGCCATTGTCACATAAGATTCGGGCATGACGATATTCAGAATGACAAACTCCGTTCCTGCTGCAATTGAAGGAGATTTACCATCTGTGTAAAGGGGAAGTTTGGCATTGTCGCTATCTGTTCTGTAACATGATATTTTATATCGTGCCCCCTTGTTGAACATGGCAACATCCTCTTCCGTTTCTCCCGTATCACCGTTCACCTCACCGTAAAGAGGAATAATACCGTTTTTGTTTATCTTAAATTCCGTGCCTGTATAAGTTCCTGTACGCATACTGAACACCGCATCCGTCACAGAAGCGTATTTGTAATAGAACCTGTCCTGTGAACCGTCCTGATTACCGAAATGTATGTTGCAGGTCATTTCCTCACTAAAGCCTATCTTACAGCTTCCGGCAGGAACATCTGAATCAAACGTGAACTCAACACGTATGGTGACTGTCGTATTCTGACCTTTTTCTATATATCCTACAAGAGAGGTCTTGTCGTAAGGTATTTCAAGCATACCAGTAGCACCTTCCTCTCCGATAACAACCTCTTTCAAAGGAGAAGCCTGACCCAATACACGGTTTAAAACCATACGTAGGTTAATCTTCACCTTTTTCCCTACAGCATCACTTCCTATAGGTAATATACTGAAAAGCATCTTCCCGGAGAATGTGGCAGTAACCTTTACAGGCTGGTCATAATATGCCCTTGTACCATATATATCAAAACTCTCGAAATCCCTGTACTTGTCAAACATAGCATGGGGTTTGTACTGGGGCTGCACATTGTCGTTTATCTTGCCGGATGAATCACCGTCCTCATACACCTTGTACCCTAGGTTGAATCCGGGAGAGGTCATATAAATGAAGAAACTATCACTATCATCACTCTTTATAGGAGTAGACCCGATAATCTTATCTATCCGTGTAGATGCGCTAGCACCCTCACCTGCCACCTTTCCCGATTGAGGGTCTGGTTCTCCGTCAGACTTGTATGTATCCCATTCTGGAAGTCCTGACGGGTACAGATCACCAAGTTTTTTCCCTCTGATGGAAGGATATATCCCACTGAACGTGTTTGATATGGTTTTCCCTCTTACACCATAGTTCTTCAATCCGTATTCGCTGTCAATATAATATCTTATATTCCCGTCAGAATCATTCGGAAGAAGGATGTACGGGCAATAGCGTGATTCATCGGCAGGCTTAGCGTCTTTCTTGTATTCAGGCGGAACGTTTCTGCTTCCACCTTGTGGTATGATTCGGGTTATGACAGGTGTGCTTGTATCTACGGAAGAGGAAACTTTTACAGCACCCCCACCGTCACCCTGCTTGAATGTCCAGTTTACGGACGGTCTTGTCTTGTCCGTAATGGTTATTATCCCACCGTTTGCTGTGGTTGAGAAGTAATAGTTGAGATAAAACTTGTCATAGAAGTTCTTCAATGCTTCAAACAGGTTGGTGCCATCGGTTATATCAATCATATCCTCCGTCAGTTCGCCTTCTGCATCCACATTCAATGTCCATGTACCAATACCTGTATATCCCACACCCAAAGAAGCATTGTAAGATTCTATATTTGCTTCGATGCGTGCGGCAAGCTGCTTTGCGTCACCCCAGAACTGGAACAGACCGCCATGAGTGTATCTTATCTTATTTATTTCCCCACCTGTTCCGCTTACTATGTCAAGAAACGCTACATTCTGCAAAAGCACCTCCTTACCGTAAAATAGAAGGGAGTATTTGTATTTCCCTGCTTCGTTAAGATTATCTCCCGATGGGGCTTGGTACAGGATGAATGTATTACCGTTATATACGACTGTATCGTATTCCGATTCACTCTTTGAGTTGTATGCCTTGAACTCTATCGGAACAACGGAAACGACTTCACAAGTCAATTTTCTCACTTCCTGCAAAGACGGGCTGTATGAAAAATCAGCACTCTCCGCAATAACCCTATTTCCTCTTTTAATCTGTAAAATCATTGGTCTTTAAAGCGTTGGTTGGTCAATACTGAAATTTAACGAAAATGTATAGGCGGATACAAGTCGGTCCGGGTTCTGCAAGTCCTGAACGTCCTGATAACTCAGCTTTGCACCTGTTTCAAATCCAGTGCATCTTATCACTTGCTTTGCCGATTCACCCCATACATCATTCCATATGGAAAATGAGGACGATCCGTAAGACGTACCTGGTAATGCAGGAATAACGTTGGTTATATATGAGTAGAACGAACGGATATTCGTCTTTACCGTTTCCACATCTCCCAAAGCGGCAAATGTTATGCTTCCTTCCGTTGGCTGGTAAACAGGCGTGACAGGTTCGTACACCTTCTGACCGTTCTTGTCATACCATTTTTCGGCATAGGCTTCCTTTCTTGTCGGCAAATCCCATAATCCCTTGCTTTCAAGTATATACAGCCTGTATGTGGCATACAAATCCTTTGTCGTATCGCTTCCTTTCTTTATAAAATATTTAGCTATAGCCATCCGTTCAATTTTCAATTAATGCAAAATTAGAAAAAAAATATTTAAAAAACAATCAACTTCACAAATTATTTTTCTATATTTGCATCACAATCGGTGCTTTGGATGAGTGGTTTAGTCAACGGTCTGCAAAACCGACAACAGCGGTTCGATTCCGCTAAGCACCTCAAGTGAGGTGGATTTTTTTTGTTCAGGTATTAATGTACATCTTTACACACATTTTAGAACGTTAACCCGTTCAGGGCGATACCAACGCCCGCTATCGGCTATCATGAAAGAATCACCGAATACTTTTCTACCTATATTAAGCGCACCGTTCACATCGGCATTAATAACCTTTCCAACTGCCGACTTGAACAGACCTCTCTTGACACGCTTGCCGAGATAGCTATCATGCTTGCATATATCCTCCATAGCTAGAGCGTCACATTTACTTGTGTAACTTTCCTCATGTTCGATATAGCTGATACCTGCAAGTTCACACTTGTATCTAAGGCAACTTCTCAACCTCGCAAAAGGGATGAATGTAAACTTCTGATTGTTTACTCCGCCCATATTGACGGATTGCTTCCATCCTTTGTTGTAGCCTACAGCAAGAGTGCCTATATGGTGTGATACAAGATAATCAACGATACGCCTGCTTGTCTTGTGTATCGCATCATTCATAAACCGTTCACGTTTCTCATACATCTTTCTCATTCTGTTTGTCAGTTTATCTATCCCCTGCCTGTCCTTTATGGATTGCAGCATGGACAATGTTTTGTTAAACCATCTGTTGTATGACTTGACAACCTTGCCTGAAAACAGCAGCGCATTGCATCCGCAAACCAGCGTGGCAAGGTTGTTCACACCCAAGTCTATTGAAGCCATACCAGTACCGACATTATCCGAACAGCCACAATCATATACAACCTCCACGGTCATGTATGTACGTTTTGGAATTATCCTAACCTGTTTGAACCGTTCGATTCTGTCCTTATATTTCTCCCATTGAGGAACGGGTATTTTCAAGTCACGGTCAAGTATTATATACCCGTCATGTATCTTGCACGACTGGTTGGTATATATAGCATTGCTCATCCCACCTCGTTTGTGATAGCATGGAAGTTCGGGCTTACCGTTATACTTCCCCGGATTCTTGGACCAATCCTTTACAGCCTTGACATATCCCTTCATTGCCTTGTCAAGCACACGTAATGTCTGTTGGGCTACGTGTGATTTCACAAGTCTGTAATTTATCGTACCTTCAAGGTTGGTGACATTTTTCATTATCCTGTCCAAGTCGGGATAGAACAGCCACCTGTCGTTATCCTTCAACTCGTTACGAATGATATACAACGCCTGGTTGTACAGGTTGTTCGTAACACGGCAGATAGCGCAAAGCCTGTCGGAATGGTTGATCTCAAATTTATAAACTAATTGCATATTAGCCAGTATTATATTTCGCCAGTAAAAAGGAGAACAGGGAAGCCGTACTGACTTCAGCTTGTCGGAAGGTAGCTACTCCGTTCCTATCCCTGTATGAAGCAAATATACTACTATATAATGACATTGGGAAATATTATGTGTTAAATTTTTGTAATGGTGTTTATTTATTCCTTAATGCCTTGTTCATAATCAAACTGGAACGCCCTGCCAACTGTGAAGCTAGCAGGGCGTTTGTTTTTAGTCAATTATAACCTTTATCGCATTTCCGCCTGACCTTGGGGCAATGGAAACGACACTTAGGAGTGCTGTCTTTATCGCCATAGTTGCGGCAAGCTGCTGGGTGAGAACCTCCAACTGTGACTGCTGTATGGCTGTCATGTTCGTTCCTCCCGTTCCTGCCGAACCACCGTTTAACGATACCAACTGACGGAGAAGATCGCTTTGGACAACCATTTCGTATCTCATCCCGTTAAGATAGCCCAATGCCTGGTTAAATGTATTCTCGTCAACTCCTGCAATGGCATTGGACAGACCTTCCGCGTTCTCTTCCGTTTCGGTAAGCATACCACCAAGGGCGTTGTTTATCTCATTGACTACACCTCCGGCTTCCGCAAAGGCTGATTCCAATGAGCCCATTACATTTCCTAGTATTATAAGTTCATCCTTATCTATCTTGTTATCCGCAAACATACCACCTTTGCCGTCTGCTCCGAACAATGTGGTCTGTACCTGTTGCATTGCCTTTTCTATGTACTGTTGCTGTACCCAACTCTTAACAACATCTCTCATAACGTCTGCCACAGTGTCCTTATAAGCCTTTGCAGCATCCTCACCTTTCAGCCATGCTTCGACAAGAGCGTCACCTATCTGGCTAGCCCAGTCTTTCAAGTCAATGCTGTACAATTCGCTGGCAAGCGTTTCCGTATAATATCTTATCTCATACTCCAATTCTTTTATTGTCTGTTTGTAATCTTCTACTTTTTCTCTATCTGACTTTTTCTTATCTTCTTCGGCTGCTAGAATATCCTTTTGAATTTGCAACTGTTCTTTTAGGTTGGAAACCTGTTGGGATGTCACCTCATCAAGTTTTGCCGGGTCTATAATGTGCTCAAATTCCTTTTCAAGCATATTATAGATATTGGTCAACTTCTTTGATTCAAATTCAAGATTCTCTATATGCTTTTGAAGCCTTTTGTCATGCTGCCTGTTAAACGTTGCAATAACGTCAAGCGGCATTGATATAGCCGAGCCTATTGCGCCAAAAAGGTCACCGCTTTTAAATGAATCCCATGATTTCTTCACGCCTTCGTTCATAACTCCCATAGCCTCCGAGAACTGGTTCATTTCGCGCATAAAGCCGCTGTCAGTATCCTTACCCATAGAATCCATAAGATTGGACACGGATGCTATTATCTGCTGTATAGCCCTTATGGCATTGTATATGTTGGTTATGATAAAGTCGATAAGATTTACCGTCTGCAAAGCGTTTTGTGCGGCAGCCATCATTCCTTTACCAGTCTTGACAGCTTCCTGTCCGCTCTTGTATCTTGATTCGGCTTCCGACTTGGCACTCAAAGCGGCATTGGCAGCTTCTTCATCACCGTTCTTCATCGCGTCCTCGTATGCCTTGGAAGCATTTTCTATGTCAGCCATAGCCTGTTGCATATCATTCATGCCTGCCATCATCTTTGACTTTCCTGCATCATAACGCTTGTTGTACAGACCGTCAAGACCTTCCTTCATGTACGTCTGAAAGTCAGACTGGTTGTTCTTCATCATCTTCTCTATCTGCTTGTCCACGCGTTCAAGTTCTTTCATGTATTCCTTTGCGCTGATAGCACCAGATCTAAATGCACTGTTGAGCATTTCCCTTACCTTGTCGGCAACGGTATTTGCAGCTTCCATAGACATCGCTTCAACAGCACCGAAGAAGTTCTGATAGTCTGTGGTCAGCTTGAACAAGTCCATCTCTTCGCTTTTCTGCAATGCGGAAATTAAGGATGCGTTTTCCATCCCCTTTGCTCCTTCAATCTTTTTACGGTACTTCTCTCTGATGATATCAACCTGAGTATAGTAGTCACCGTATTTTTCAAGGTCATTAGCATATTGCTTTGCCATCTCACCAAAGTAGCCTTTCCATGCGTCAATCATTCCTTGTATAACCTCTTTCTGATCTTCTCCGATATTCTTATTCCCCTTAATTGCCTCCTGTATCTGATTGATATACTGGTTCATTGAGGTAAATGAAGAGGTGTCGGGCACAACAGAAACGCCAAGGTCAAGATTCATTCCTGCCAATGCGGATTGCAGATTATTATATATACCTGCCGCAAAACTTTCAGCCATAGTGGATGTGTCACCACTAAACTGAACCGCAAGGTCTAAGGCAAGTTCGGAATCACCCGTTATCCCAAGTATGTCACTGTAAAAGTCATACTTGTTCCTGTATCTGTCAAACTCATCCGTAATTCTTTTCATTACATTCTTGGCTGCATTAACATAAATTTCAGAGGACAATTCGGCTGCTTTCCTTGCATTTTTAACAGCATCCTGTGGAACTCGTGTTTCCAATTCCTTTGCTGCCTTGTTATAATTGTCAACAATAGCCTGTTTGTCATATACAAGGTCTACACCAAGTTTTAACGCCTGTGAACCATATATGGCTTCAATCTGCTTTTTAGCTTCCTCTTTTCCTATGTTAATGCTCAAATCCTTGAACTTGGAATAGGCGGATTCAAGCAATGACAACCTGTTTTTCCAAAGGTCAGCAAGAGGATCTCTTTTTTGTGCTTCCTTCTTCTGTTTTTCTAGTTCAAGATTAAATTGTTTTGCTGTTCCTGTAGCTTTCGACATCGCTTCATTGGCAGCGTTAATCTCATATACCGTCTGTTGTACTTGCTCGGCTTCATAAGGGCTTACAATGCCTGTAATTTGATACTCATCTCCAAGTTTCTTAACCTTTCCTTGGCTAACATACATATCAATGGTACGCTGTAAATTTTCTATTGAACTTTTGGCGTCCTTATATTCCTGTTTTACCGATTTAAAGTAATCCTCCATAGATTTCACATCGGCAGCCTTTATAGCAATAGTCCATTTATGCCCTGTAATTTCGTCAAGAGATTTTTTCCATCCCGTCAATCCTTCTTGTGCTTCCTTATCGTCAAGTTCTATTTTAACAGCATATTTTTTGTCAATAAATTCATTAAACAATTTTTTAGCATTCTCCCCAAGTTCGCTAGTTGTGGCAAAATTTTCAGATTGAATCCTTATAAAGTCCTTTTGAGCATCATTTAATTTATTTGGGTCAATACCAGCAAATACTTTTTTCAATTCTTTATCAAGGCTGTTTGCAAAAACATTAAATGATTTTTCAAGTTCTTCAGTTTCACCCATTATACCCATCCTCAACTTCTCATATTCCTTCAACAATTCCTCACTATCAAAATGGGTTTTGTTCTTGAATATTTCAAATGTTCTCGCATCCCCTGACGTTTCAGCCAAAGAACGTATCTTCTCGACAATAGTAGCTGCCGAAGCCCCTTTGTTTATCAGTTCGGTAAGTTCGTTTCTCCATTCCTTAGTACCCTTACCCATATTTATAATTTCCTTGGATGCCTGTACTATCTGCCCACGAAACTCTTCTATATCCTTACTTGCCGAAGTTAGTTTTACAGACGATTTCTCATAATCTTTAAGCATATCGGAGAATGAATCACCAAATACGCCTGTAGATGTTGCCTTGTCTGCCTTGAACAATATATCCGCATTTTCGGCAGCACGTTTATAAACTTGCTCTAGTTCCGATGCTGACTTTTGCAAATATTCCACACGTGATTTCTGATCATCTATCTTCTTGCTGTTCTGTATTATATACTGCCCCATATTGCCATATTTAGACAATATTCCAGTCAGTGTTTCCTCATACGACTGCAACTGTTTCGTATCAAGCTGTTCAAGGTTTTCCGGGGTGAGTTTGTCGAAGTTTATCTTGTCAAGGTCTTTTTGCAAGTCACTGTATGATTCGCGGAAAGACTTTGCACTGTCCTTTATCTTCTGATTGAACTCTTCCGAACGTGCAGACATAATATGAAACGCTTCCGCTACAAGCCCTGCAACGGTAAGTATTGTCATAAGAGGATTAGCCTTTATCGTAAGCCACAATGTTTTCAATGAATTTGTCAAACCGAATGTTGCCAGTTTAAATCTATTCATCAACATTGTCGTTTTTGTCATAGACAACATTCTTGCAGCTTCCGCACCTGTCAGTTTTAGTTCGGTGACAAGAAGGTGACGTTCAGCCTGTGTCAACATATTGGTGGCAAGAATACGTTTAGCCATCTCTGCCGACATCTTTCCCGAATTAACGGCAGCAGCTATCTCTACGGCAGACAGCTTGGATGCTGTCGCTATCTTCCATCTCTCGGCAGTAGTGAGCGTTCTGTACATCGCAGCCTGTTTAAGCAACTGTGCTTCCCGTAATTTCTCAGCCTTAATTGCATTAGTTGTTGCAACAACTTCTTTTCCCAGCATAGCCGTTCTAGCCATCTGCAATCCTTTCAATGCGGCATATCCGACAGCAACGCCCTCTATTGCTTTAGAGAAGTATCTCCAGTTGTTCATTGCATCGGTTATGCTTCCAACGATACCTTTCAGAACGGAATCATTCGCCTCGCCTATGTCATTCATCATAATCTTGTATGAATCGGCAAGGTTACTTACCATACCTTTCAAAGATGCGGCTTGTATTTCCTGCATCTTGTAGAACATACCACCATCTTCCGTCATTGTGGTAAACATCTCCCGAATATACTCGAAAGGAATCTGACGTGTTGATATGGCGTTGAACACATCATCAGTAGTTTGAGCCACGCCTCTTACTTCTTCCAGTTTCTTTCTCAATGCGTCCAATGCAGGAATACCAGCTTCTGTCAACTGGCGTAATTCCTGTCCCCTTAACACACCTGCGCTTCTTATCTGGCCATAGGCAAGAATGATACGTCCCATATCAACGCCAAGACCTGCGGAAACGTCCGCAAGGCTTTTCATTGTACCGTACAATTCATTGACAGGTATCTGGAATGCTGCAAGCTGTTTGGTATATCCAACCAAATCACTGAACTGGAAAGGAGATATTACAGCAAGACCCTTAATCTGACTGAATATCTGGTCAGCCCGTCTTGCATCCTGTATGATGGCACGCAATGACACTTGTTGTAACTCGAACTCTCCACGAATGGCAACAAGTTCCTGAAACATATCTCTGAAAAAGTAGAACCCGGCATAAGTCTTTATCGTATTGACAAACTCACGCATCATTCTGCTCTGCTTTGTCAGTTCCTCGGTAAATTCCTTTGAACTTGCGGCATTTTTCTGATTGGTCTGCTGCATCTTTGTTCCATAGGATGTAGCTTCGTTTACAAACTTGTTGTGTTCCTGTATCTTCCTGTTGAGAAGAGTAAGGGTACGGTTATAGTTTGCGTCAGTCGTATTAAGCGCATTACGCCTGTTCGTTAATTCAGAAATAAGATTGTTAGCCTGATTGATAGACGTAGGATTGATGCTCAACAATTCATTCGTTGATGTTTTTCTTAAAGATGATTGCAACTTCTCCAATCTGCCTTGCAATTTCTGAATAAGAGCGTCAGCCTTTGTTATCTGATTGCTGTTTAAAGGAACTTCAACCTTAAATTTATTCAATAGTTCAAGGCGTTTCTGTATAGCGGCAATCTTCCTGTTCAAGTCCTCAGCACTTCCCTCTGGCATACCAAGGGCAAGTCCAGACTGACCAGAAAGGTATTGTAGATACTTCTGATTGGTCTGCTGCATCTTCTTACTCGCCTGTTCCTGCTTTGATGCTTGTCTATCCATCTCCTTTGTCCGTGCAATCTCCATCTCGTATTGCTGGCGTAGAAGGTTAAGTTCTCTTTCATCGGAAATGGACAATTTAGGCGCACTGTTAGCAGTAAGGGAATATGCGGTTTTCAATCTGTTCAATTCAGTCACAAGATCATCTATCACTTTCTTCTGACTTTCAAGATTGGCTTTTCTTGTAGCCATCCCCTTATCTCCGCCTGCATTGCCTAGGTTACGGTAAGTCTTTTCCAGCTTGTCATACTCTCTTGTCGCTTCGACAATCTTGTTTGACAACCCTTCCATCTGAACAAGTATATCCATTTTCTTGTTCGACTTTCCTTTCCCTACCTTGGACGCGTTTTCATTCGCTTTATTTATCTTATCTACAACCTCGCTAAGTTCGTCATTCATTTTGCCTATATCGGTCAACATAGGCTTGAAGGACATCTCCTGGTTAAAGGTGTCCTGCAACTTCTTCTGTATATCCTTTATCTGTTTGTCAAGACCGGAATCATCTAGCCCAATCTTAAACTTTAATGCTCCTAAATCAACATCAGCCATAGTTATTGTTTTTTAATTATTGCAAAAATAGCAAAAATAAGCACAAGAGCATGATTTACAACAAACAAAAATCCATTAGTATTTTTTAACATATTAAAAATTGTGGATAAAAACGATTATGTTATCTTTGCAATAAAATAATTTTTTAACTATGGCTATAGAAGAAAACAAAGTAACACTCGTTGGCGTAAATTCAGCCAGCATAACATTCAGCAATGAAGCTAATGTGGAAAAACAATACAAGGTGAATGCGAATGTAAACGTATCAAACGGAAAAAACATTGATTCATTTGATGGCGGAGAGGTGAAATCGCTTGAATCAGAAAACCAACTAGCTACATTCTATTTCAATCAGAATGGTGGTATCGCAATCAACTACAACGATCATCCCGATTTGGAAGCACAAATTGCTATCATTACCATCATCAACTCTTTCGTAACAGGTGTGAAAAAATACATTAACACGAAAGGCATCTCATCAGTTTCAATCTAAAAAATGCAAGAAAAATGACGAACCAAGAAATGTTTTTAAAGAGATTAACTCTCTTGAATATCCCCTTATCACTAGAAGGGAAGGAACTTCCATCAGAACTGAAAGCAAAAATCATGCTTATGCGTGTCGCTTACGACAAAGCTGCAAAAGCATTCGATGATGATATGCAACAGGTTCTTAAAGAAATAAAGAAGGAAGGATATGACGAGCGCGCACAGAAAATCAATCGCATGAAAGAGATTGACGGTAAGGAAGATGCGACAAAAGAGGAAAAGAAAGAAGCGGATGAAATCAGAAAGACAGAAGAAGATTTCAACAAGGAAACAGAAGAGTTGAATAAGGCATACTCCGAAGCATACCAAGAGAAAATGAAAGAGGAATGTGATATGAAGCCTAGAAAATTCGCTTTTGAAGGATTCGCTAAAATCATTGAACTTATTGGTACTGACGGTGCAATTAAAGTGAAATGGAACTCTCCCAAAGCATTGGAAATACCGAAGGAGGAATTTATCTCGCTTATCGCAACAAACTTAGTAGATAACCTCGAATAATATATAAGATATTAAAGTTTACTGTATATTTTATATATGCTTCATTTGGAGTCAGGTTATTAGCCTAAGCACTTTGAGTGCTACGTTGGATGAGAATGATATATAGTTACCTACGGATGTTTACCCAAGTCTGTAGCTCTAAGTTAAGTGGTTAAAAGGAGTAGCGTATTCGGTGAAACGGTGCTGCTTATGAAAACCTCATCCAACATTGGCGATGGGTATTTAACGGGAGTAATCCCGACTTATGTTGAATAAACATTAATTTAAAAGACAATGGAAGCAACAAGAAAGATGTTTCTTATAAGAAATTGAAATATATTTCATATGGGTTGATTGATGTGACGAATAAATGAATTTCAGATTTATAATATGATTTAATGTTTTTAACAATAAAACGCACATGAATAAGCCGTTTTCTATATTGCTATTTTTTTTGTTACTGTCGTGTTCTTGTTCACGCAAGCTACTTCCATCTTCGACAAATACAACTATAGTAGACCATAACACGACAGTAACGGAAAGAGTAGTATGGCAATCAAAAATAATAACTCTTCCAACAGAACACATACAACATACAACATTTGAAGATAGTTCACACTTGGAAACATCATTAGCCGTATCAGACGCTAAAATAATGTCGGATGGCAGGCTTTTTCATAGTTTGAAAAACAAGAAAGACTTTCTACAAGACAGCATCCCATCTTTGGAAAAAGAAACGGTAGTGACGAAAGATTCTATAATAACCGTAGAGAAAATTGTAGAAGTAAAGGTAGAAAAGGAATTGTCTAAATGGCAAAAAATACTAATCAATCTTGGATACATAGGTATCGGTTTCATATTGTTTTCAGGTTACAAAATAGCCCGAAAGTTCGTGTAACTTTCGGGCTTATTTTATTGGGGATTGATAAAATTTATGGAGCGTAATCTTCAACCATATTATAGGTGGTATTTACCCCTGTGGCTCTTGCTGCAATATAATAATCATAAGAAAAATCTCTACTAACATTAAAGGAATACATAGATGATCTATATGTTCCTTTTGCCGGAACCTGTGCAGTAAGTCCTGTAAGTAATGAACCAGCACTTTCTCCAGCTTCTGGAACTGTTCTTGTCCTCATTAACACAAGAACTATACCACGTATAGTAACAGATGACCCACTATTATTTGTTATAATGAAGTTGTATGTAATTTGGTTATTAGAAGAGTTCCATGTACCGAATGCTTCTATTACGTATAGAGATCCAGCTGCATGAATAGTCATTGTTTTTGGTGTTACTGGAATAGGTATGTATATTCCTTGTTTTAATTCATCATCTACCCCTATTTTATTAGATGACAAGAAAAAAGATACTTTCCATTTACCTACATAACCACCTATATTTAATAACCTTATAGATACTGAATCAGTAAACATACTTTCAGATGTTACTAAAATGTATCTAGTATTTTGTAAAAGTCCTACCCCTGCATACATTTCAGAAAATGGAGTTCCTTGATAGCTTAAATAGGATAGCAAAATGTTATCATCAGCATTTGTTGTCTGTTCAAGTTGTATTTCTAGATTATTAGATGTGTCCAAATATACATCTGATGGAACGTCATCTCCAAAAGGAACTATAGCATTATGATTATATCCGTTGAAATCCAATACCCGATAAGGTGCTGAATCTCCACCAGTAGGAGCATTATATCCCCAGTCTACACCATCAAAAAGGTCTTTTAGAAATCCGCTATTAAGCGTTCCTGGCGACATGTATCCCACTACACTTAGACCACATAAACCATCATTAGCTTTCCAATAATCAGGACGATAATCTAAGTATGGTTGCCTAACAGGTTTATATTTACTCCATTTATTTATTTTCCCGTGGGTGTTTGCGCACGCATATCCCAAATCATAACCGTCACTAGTAGGACCGATGCCTAGAGTAGGATATACATCACTATCCAATCCGACAGGTGCAGTGATTTTACCGTTAGAGTGACCCATAGACTATACCTCCACATATTTATTGCAGACGATATTGCCGCCCATTGTCAAACTACCCATCACACGTACATCACCATCAATAATGACAGCTTGTGACAAATCAAACTCTTCTGGTATATCACTACCATCTAAGGCTATTATCTCATAAAGCCCCTCTGTCGGGCTAAAGCCCCTCTGTCGGGCTAAAGCCCCTCTGTGCTCCCTTGCTTCGCTTCGGTCGCACACCAAATTTCCGTTTACAAACAAACTAATCTTCATAAATTTACTTGCGTTCTCTTTTCAATTAATATACTTTTTCTTTTATCTACCAACCGCAAATACTTGCAATTGATAGAACCTTTATTCACTTTTGTACCGTCCAATTTCCTAATATCAAAGAAACCACTATCTCTTCTTCCAAAAATGTAATACAACTCTTTTTGGTATTCAACCAAATCAAACAATCTAAAACCTTTCACTAAGAATGGTGCTTGATTGAGTTTTTTCCTGCCACCTTTCAAGAAATTAGCTTTGTGTATTTGTCTGTTTTGACAACGCACCTTCTTTTGATAGAAATAATATCCAAGAGGTTTGGCAGTAGGATTACCACTGATACACCTTGCATCAACATAATGCTCTTTAGGAAGATTGTTAGTGATACGGGCATTTTTCGTGATATAGCCAAAAGTCATACTTACATTAGGATAGATATTCTTTAGCCTATCATAGAAACCCCATCTCATAATCCCCATAAAGACAGCATCTCTAAATGACTTTCCACGCTTTATATTTAATTTAAACTCACCTCTATGATATGCCTTATGGCAAGTTTCGCAAAGGGTAATCAAGTTGTTTGGGCTATCACCTCCAGTCTTTCTGCTCTCTATGTGATGCACATTCAAAACTTTATCTTTACTCTTACCCTTACAATGTTGGCAAATATGATTATCTCTAAATAGTACGTATTCACGCACATTGAAGAAATCAAGTTGTTCTCCTTGTTGGTATTCACTGCCAGATATACTTGGATTATTAATCTTCTGTATATCAAAGGAAGCCGTTTCAACTACGATATTAGTTATCGGTAGGAACTTATGTATTTTCTCAACAACAGTCAAATGAGTTTGGATTTTGTTTTCAACAGATGGTGCCAGCCAACCTTTACGCTTGGAAGATACCCTATTATTGAAACGAGCCTTGCGATAACGAAGCCTACTCCTACGAGTTCTTCTTTGTTCCCTACGAGTAGATAACTTATCCACAATATCGTTTCTTAATTCCACATCTGCTGCATACATTTCCTTCTCACTTGTTGTTGCTGAAATGCCGATATGCTTGCTACCAGCATCTACACCCAAACTTACGGGCTGCGTATAATCTGTTGTGTCATAATCCAATTGAATTGTGAACGGAATACGGCACACAACATGGGCTAGACTGTTTTTTAACAGCCTTCTAACCTTACCAAACCTTTCGGTTGGCATAAGTGCCTGTCCTTGTTTGTTAATTACGTAAACCATTTTTACTATAAGTCGGATTTCTCCGTTAAATGCTCATCGACAATGTTATGGAGAGGTTTACCGTCAGTAACACTATTCCTACCCCACAGAATTGTTTAATCACTGACCTTAGAGCAAGTGGCTTGAGCAAGCACCCCTTGGTAACTATATATTCTCTCCTAACGTAGCACCCGAAGTGCTTAGTCTAATCAACACCTACAGTTATTTAGCCTGTGGGTAGTTAATGTTTATTGTTTTTTAAATATTTCGCAACACTATCCATTACACACTCAACACACCAACCTAAAAGGTATGCAAAGTGCTCATCCTGCCCATTTTCATATCCCATAGAAATATCACAATACCCAAATACATTACAAACATAATGAACAGATTCATGAGCAACAGTTCTCACCCCTATACCATCGTTGGATAAACAAATAAGTACACCTAAATGGTTTGTACTTTTTTCCCTTACAAAAATAGTCATGCCATTACAGCTCTTAATTTCATCTTTGGATGTATCTATCGGGTCATGATTAAGTTTGGTGAATTTTCTATATATTTTTCCCCATTGATCATCCCCCACTGCAACATACAGTTTAAGGGGATATATTTTAGGATCGTATTTTGTTATCATCGCAAAATGTCTTTTAGTAATATATCGGGATGCTCTTCTTTAGGTTTAGATTCTTTGAATCTATATATAAAGCCACTTGCATCCTTGTTAGCTTCCTCATATAAATCTTCTGTAAGAGAAGCCTTATACAACTTAACTTTCTCTTCAAAATGATAATCAAGTTTAGGCTGGTCCATTATTACTGCCTGTATATAACTCCATGAATATTTCCATAGCAAAGCCCAGTCCTTAATTATCATCAATCCTCCGAATAGCCTTAAATCTCCTCTGAATTGGGGGAAATCTTTTTGGATAGATCCTCGTGAGCCGATTTTGCATCGAGAGATAATTTCATGGCATCCTTCTTGCTTAGTGTCGCTGTCGTATCTATCAAGAACGCTAAACGGATTGTATTTGTAAAAAAATCACTTACATTAGCCCCCTCCACGATGGCTTCTATCAACGGAGTTAGTTCCTTATGGTCATAGTGCCTGCTTAACCACCAAGCGTATATACGTCTTGCAAAAGGAATTATCTCAAAAAACCAATAGTTGTTCAACACTCCTGCCGCTGCAACTTTGTACGGAATAGACGCATCATTTTTCATAATTGCAATCATTTCCTTTTTCGCTGTATCGGGGTTGATAATATCACGTATCAACAGCTTGTCTACAATATAATCGTATGCACCCAGTCTAAGACCACGCACCTTGAATTTCTTATTGCCAACCATAACCTCTTTGTATTTATGAGTGGCAAACTTCTGCATCTTTATCTGATCATCTAAGTCAGGTTGTTTCCAGTTGAATATTCCCATTTTTCTTAAACTAACTTGAACGGTTTAATCATTAATTTTCCTTTCACATCTACCTTTGATATGTTCTTTGGAGTATTTGTATAAACGAACACCCTTGTATATTTAGACGATACAATATCAAGTTTGGCATCGTCAATCAAAGAAACATGAACTATGCTGTTATCAAGCGCAACAAGACTTACACGGCTGTTATCCTTGACATACATTTCTCCTATACCGAAATTGACAAATGTGACAACACAATCACACGAGCCGTTAAAAATAGACCATTTAGGATTGCTTATGAAAAGGTTGGTATCATCCACGAAAATATTAAACTTCTCCCTAACTCCTGCAAATTCCTTCTTGATTATTTCATTTGACGGGTATCTGTTTAATAGACAAAAATCAATGCCTCTGATATACTTTTCACATAATTCATATTTATCAGGTTCACCCCATCCATTTGTCCACTCTTTACACAGTCCAAGGCTTATAGCCTTTTGCTTCAATTTTTCAGATAATTCCTTATCATTCATTATGTTTCTTTTTATGGCAAAAATACAATAAAAGTTAATACCAATAAAAAAGTAACAGTTAAAAAACAATAAAAGCCGGACAGAAATGCCCGGCTAATTTATAACTCATCTGTATCAACCAATAGAACTTGAATTGTCAAGTTCGAGAACCATCATGGTTTTCAGATACTGAGTATTAACTTCCAATGCTGTTACAGTAACGGAGAAACCAAGGTATCCTGCGTTACTTGGAGCACCTGTGAAGCTGACAACCCATGATGCCTTCGGGAAGAAGATCATACGGTCACCAGTACCGTTGATAATACCGATAGGACGTACAAACTGCTTGAATGAGCTTGCACCAAACGCTTTCAGTTTCTGAGAAGCTCCCTTGCCGAAAACATCCGCAGTGTCAGTCAAACTATCCAATTCCAACTCAGCCTTTGCTTCATTTCCTTGCGTAAAGAAAGCGAAAGCAGCTTTTGATGTAGACATACCTGTAAAGGTAAATGCCATAGTACCCGGTGTGATATTTTGGAATACGGTAGCACCCTGTTCGTTCTTTGTTTCAGAAGTGTCAGCATCAGTACCAGCAGATTCCGTAGTACCAGACTCAATATTGGGAAGAATCTTCGGATTCTTAAAACTTGAATATTGAGTTTTATCGGTAATATCAATCGCATCAAATGTCAAAGCAGCCGACTGCCCGTTCAAGTAAGCAGGGCTGGTGTCTAAATTTACTCGTGCCATTCTATTTTCTGTATTTAAAAAGTTATTGTTAATTGTTGAGAACGTATCTACCGATGCGCCTCCACTGTTTTTTCTCACGTTTTTCATGCGGCTAATCCTTTGAAATGTCAACATTCAACAGGACGGACATATAATAGAACCCAACCCCGTCAAACATTGGTGGTAAAACATTAAATATCTCGAAATGAAGCTGCACAGTCTTTTGAGGGAACAGTTCTACCATCTTTTCACTCAACGCATCCATGACAGACGGATATATGTTCCCAGGCAATGCCCTTACAAACAGAGTAACCGTAGCCATTGTTTCGCCTTTCCCGAAGTGACCGTAAGGGCCGCCCTCGGTATTGCTTACAATTCTTGTATTGTTGTTTACGACAATAAAACTAGTTACCTTATCATCAACACTTGCAGGACGCTGTACCTTATATACATCGTCAGCAATCTTCTTGTCCAATACAATATTGTACAAGGTGGTATTTATTGTTGAAGGATTAAAGTAGCCCATAACTTCACTTAAAATATTTGTTTAACATATTAGCTGCAATTTTCTTAAAAACCACAGTATATTTGCCCCCTTTTAAATCTGTCTTTGTCTTAATCCAAGAATCTGAAAGAACATTCAACAAATGATAGTTCTCCACATACTTGGCATAATACATGACAGCAGCGACAACCAGTTCATATTTGTCAGAACCATCGGATTTGTAACTGTTGAAGAAATCTTCGGCAAGTTCACGCCCCCAATATTCTACATTGTTACGTTTCCTAGGTTCATTTGCAACTTTCGTTGCATTTGCCCACACAATCTTCTTTAGGACCCCATCTTTATAAATGCCACAGCCATAACTATCTTCAAGATTGAAAGTCTGATTGGTAAATCCCTCTATGTCTTTTATATCATCCATGATATTCGTGGCGATATCTTCCATGAACTGCATGATAGAAGCATCCAAAGCAAGCTGGACATTACTACCAAACTCTTTCAATACTTTATCGTTGTTATTTGCCTGCATTTTTTGTACTTGTCTTTCTTGTTACTGGTTTACTCAGTTTATCAATCTGCTTTTTTAATGAATCTCGATCATCTTTTGCGCATTTCAACTCGTTTTTGATTTTGTTCATCTCATTATAAAGCTCCTGTATCTTCTGATAAGCATCATGAAGAGATTGCTGATAACTCAATATTTCTTCCTGTGCCTTTTTCAACTGAGCACCCTGAATAGCAAACCCTTTTTCAAGATTGTCCAAGGTAGAAGAATCAATTTCAGTTTCCATTTTTTCCTTCTTCTGCTTAAACAGTAATATTGAAGTTAGAAGGGTTATACCATTAGTACCCAACAAAGCAAGTATTATTTCCGTCCAATTGATTGTCATAGTATTCTAGTTTTCTATTTGGTTAAAGTATATTACTGTACCAAATTCCATATTGTTAAATGGAGGCTTCTTTATCTCACGCCAGCTATTGCTGTTGTCCGAAAACGGATGGTTGAAATTCTGCCAATCCAACAGACACCCGGAAGGTATGGTTACATCGTTATCTTCTAGGTAGGCAGCATATTCGGACTTGTCAACATCATTCGTTTCCGAACCAGTATCCTTTTCCTGTATGTTTGCCCTTCCTTCGTATATCATCTCCCAATACGGGGTGGTCTGATATTTATCCGAACTGTTCTTGTTCTGATAAATTCTCACCATATCAGGAAACATATCCTCACCTAAAATACTCTTTCCCATACTACCATCTTAATCTAGTTATTTCAACATCAGTTCCAACATCCAAATTCAAACCCCATTTGGCGTATAAATCCTTTGCGCGTTGCTCCAATCTTTTCTTGTCATTGATAGAAATAGTCTTGCTTGTGTCGGTAATTGACCAGTTCCCGGCTTTCTTCGTCTTTCCCTGTATCGTTGAAGGGGCAGTGCAAACAATGAGCAACAAGTCAGCATAAGCCAAATCCTTCTTCATCTCAGACGTTTCACGGCTGTCATCAGACAAACGAAATCCCCATTTCTGGGCAACACTGATATATGATGTGTTTTTCAACTCATAGTCAATCTGTGCTTTCAGATATTCACGCATAGACATATAGAAATATGCTTCCACCTTCATGTTACCCTTTGCTGTTATCTGAGGGGTAACTTGAATAGTAAACGGATTATCCGAAACTTTCAGTCTATCTTCCGGCTTCAATGTTTCATTGTCGGCAATAAGCCAGTATCCGAACTCTACACTTTCTTCGGGAATAGCTTGGAGCGTGAGAGTATCTCCAATGAAATACTCCCCTGCGCCCTTTGCTGTGCCTTCGCCATTTATATCAATAATGACCTTCATGGTTCAACCTTTTACAATCCCGTATTTGACTGTTCGTCAACCTTCATGATGATAAGGTTGTTCGGATTCTTCATCACAGGACACGCCCACAATTCACCTGAACTCTTCTCAGCATACGGTTCAGAAGAATACTGATGCAAGAACGCGATACGTCCGCCTTCCAAAGAAGAAATACGTACAGCCGGGTTGGTATCCTGCAAATACATTGACGGTGAGTTCTTGATACGGAAGAACTGACCGCTCTGAACAAGAACAACGGTGTTCTTTTCAAAAGACGGTTTGGCTTCCTCAATCACGCCAAGTTTGTTCCATTTTGATTTTTCCTCAATAGGGATAATCACAGGAATAGAGAATACCTTCATCAGCACATCAACAATCTCCTGATTGTTCATAGGATAAATTGTAGTAGATGCTGCGGCAGGAACAAGACGTGCCTGTACTGCTGCTGTCACTTTCGGGTGCATCAAGAAATTATCATACAAATCCTTGGACATTTCAAAGTGATCGTATGGCACACTGTCATTGTCGGCAATCTTGCACATTCTTTGAAGGTCTTTAATAGGATCAGCGTTCTCGTTCGGTGTCCAGTCTGTATCGCTAAACCATTTCTGTTTTAACGCTTTCAACTTATGTTTTGCAGGAACACGATAGTCGATCTGAACAGGAATTGAGTTGGTACCACTGGCTGTATAGTTAAGCATACCTGTAGAAAGAGCCTGATAAGTCATACAGTTCAACTCGGTATGGAAACCTTGAATACACGCTTCCATCTTTGTGTACCACTTCTCACGGATCTTGTCAAGCAATGCGCCCTGCGGAATGTCAAGTTCATAGAACTCCTGGATATCGGTTTCCATAAACTGAATAGCGTGACCCATTTTAGGAATACGACCCGAATACCATTCAAATCCCGTAGTATCCATGATAGGCTTTTCAGCCAAAGGAGCCAGCATTACAGGACGGGTAGCCTGTGTGTATTCGTCAACCATGACATTCCATGATTTACTCATCTGAGGAACATCCCAATCTCCGTAGCTTCTCCAGTTTTCGTTATCAAATTTCTGATTGGCATAATCCATAAGTTCCTGCATCTCCCCAGAGAAATGCCAATCATAGAAACTAAATGTCGATCTTTGCATAAAACGAAAAAATTTAATTAGTTATACAATGTGTAACGGAAAACGCAAGGATATGATTCATCATCCTTCATCGCCTTTTTGATTGCCGAAGCTACGGGCGGAATGCGTTTTTCCAAAATCTCACTTGTCACCATCCATGCACCGTTGAAAGGATAGAGAGTGGCACCGGGAATGGTGTCAACATCATAAGGCAGGATAGCATTAGGAATAACCTTGAATTTTGCGCTAGCACCAACCTGTGTAACTTCAACCAAAATATCGGTCAATTCCAATTTACCTGCATCCCCGGACAATGTAAGGATGTCATATTCGTCATGAGACGAATCAATAGCGTTAATGGTAAAGCCAGTTGTAGTACCTGCGGCAGTAGTAGGTGCTTTACCGACAACCATGCCAACCTTGGCAACTGTATTACCCATGATTTTTTCAACTTTTACCGTAGCACCAGAATCCGATTTCTCGTACATTCTGAATGAATAGTGAATGTCACCGCCATTCTGTTTTGAGGAATCGCATTTAATCATGGTACCAGCCGGAAGTTTGTTCCCAACTGTAGGCATACGTTCTACTGGAACGTTACATCCTACCAACAGTACGTGCAAAGACGTATCATTAGAAAAGATATGTCTTGCGCCACCAATCTTACTATAACTTGTTGCAAGAACTCCTGCTTTCATAATTAAAAAAACTATTTGTTAATTTTACTGTAATATCGGCTGACAATATTGTTTTCCTTGCTAGCCTTATCTTCTTCTCTCTTTCTATCTATGAATGACTTTACATCGCTAGAACCACCCTTGTCAGAGATGAAAGGATTAATGCCATCCTTTGTGTATTTAGTACACGTTTCATTGTACTTTCCCTGTATTTTCAGAAGAATGCTTGTATCTTCCTCTTCGGGCGAAATCTGAATGTTCTCAAAAATGATGTTGCGCAACAACTCGTTAGGCATACCTGCTTCCGGGCGTTTAATCAAATCAGACAGCTTCTTGCGCTTTTCAGTTACAATCTGCTTCTGTTTTTCCTCCTGCTCTTTAGCTTCAAACTCTTTCTTGAACTTTTCAAACTCTTCAAGTTTAGCCTTGACATCATCGGGCAACTCAAACTGTTTCTGTTCGGATGATTGTTGTTGTTGTTGTTGTTGTGACGAATGTGATTTTTCCCATTCCTTTTTCAAGTTGGATATCTCCTGTTCCTTGATTGTATCCCACTCTTTGCGCTTATCAGACGCAAACGCTCTTACCTGACCTGCCACTGTGTTCTTTAAATGATTAACAACACTTTCATTCCAGAACTTTTCCGCATTTTCCTGCGGTGCGAACGCTGAGAACTCATTGATTGTCTGTTCGATTGTACGATCTGTAATAACGGAGCTACTTTCTCCCAACGCATTCTTGATACCTTCAAAAATGACTTTTACATTTTCATCCATATACTATTTGTTTTTTATGTGATTCATGCACAAGACCTTTGTGCATAGTAAGTACCTCTTACCGATGCAAATGTAGTTAAAATTTGTGTATAAGCAAAAAAATATTTAAAAAAATATTATATTTGCGAATCATTATAATACAATGGAAGAAATTGATTTAAAATACAGAGGATTAAAGACTAAGGATGTTGTCAAATCGTTAAAACGATATGGCAAAAGGGGAATTATACCATATAAAAGCCTTGATTTCGTCCAAAAATATATAGAGGACAGAAGAAGCAAGGGGTACAAGGTAAATTTGCTTGCCCCACAGAAAGGTTCGCAGGAAGCATTTTTAAGGAACAAGGCAGGAATAAAAATACTGCACGGGAATCGTGGGGGAGGAAAATCCGTATGCCTTGGAATGGATATACTGAGTTCATGCAACCACCCGTCATTCTCCGCGCTCGTTTTCCGTAAGGATAAGACATCCGCAGAAAAAGCGGACGGTATTCTTAAAGTGGTTTCAAAAATGGTTGAACCTTATGGAGAATATATAGACTCTAAACGTCTTTCAAGATTGGATGCAGGTGGAGAAATACGATACGATTATTTCGGAGATGCATGCATATCAGGAGAAAAGGGTATAAATGATTTTAAAGATAGACAACAAGGAGGTAATGTTGTTAAAGTAGTTGTAGACGAATGCTCACAGGCTACAGAACCGATTGTAAACTATCTTCAAACAGTATTGCGTTCCTCCTCTGGACTTAGGACAAGTTTCTCAGGAGCTTGTAATCCAAACCCGTATAGTGACTATTGGAGAGAATTGGTATCATGGTGGGTAGATGATGATGGGATAGCTATACCAGAACGTTCAGGTAAAGTAAGATATTTTTTTCAATATGGAGACACAATACATGAAACAGCATGGGGTGACAGCCCACAGGAAGTATTTGCTCAAGCAAAAGATTATATTATCGCAAGATTCGGTAAAAATACCAAAATTGATGAAACAAACTGCAAAAGATACATCAAAAATATAACCTTTATAGCTTCCGGACTTGAGGATAACAAGATTCTCATGAGTTCCAATCCTGATTATCAGAAAAATCTTGGAGGTACAGCCCAGGAAGTATCCATAAATGCATTGGGATCATGGAAACTGATAAAAGGAGGGAACGAATGGATAACGAGAGACGAGATGGAGGAAATGTTCTCATCGCAGCCCGTGTTTGACGATTACTTTGAATGTGCTACACTGGATATAGCATACGGTCTTGGTGACGTTTGTGTAATGGGGCACTTCATAGGACATCACTTACAAGACCTGGAATGGTCAAACACATTAAAGCCAAGGGATTTAAACCGATGGGTAAGAAACAATCTACGGAAATGGGGAATCGGTGAAAACAGACTGGCATTTGACGGTCTTGGAGCACCTACATTCCGTGACGCATTTCCCGAAAGCCTGGCAATACTTAGAGGTGTTCCGAAAAGACTAGACAAAAGCAAGGATGATCAACCTGTAAGATTCTATTTCGATCTAAGGGCACAGCTTGCAGATGAAATGGTAACACGTATAAAAGGAACAAACTTAGGATATTGCGGATTCAGCATAAACCCGGAACTTCTCGACAAACCGTATGTAAACAAAACAATACGGGAAGCGTTGATGGACCAGAGAAGAGCAATAAGACGTGACGTGGAAAGGGAAAACGGGAAACTAAGACTTCTGAAAAAGCAGGAAGCAAAAAAGATTGTAGGATGCTCACCCGACTTGATAGAAGGAACATTTTTATACAGGACATATTTTGATATATGCGATGTAATGATTGACATACCTAACGATATAATGGATGAATTAAAATATTTATAATTACCTATGGAAATTTTAAAATTAGACGTTTTATTACGAAAAGAACCGTTCAAAGTGGCACTTCCGTCAAGATGTGACGATGGAAGAGGTGGAGGAACAAAGAAAAAACCAAGACGCTCCACTTTGATATACAAATATATGTCACAAGATGATTTCCTAGCGCAATGGGATACATCAGGGCATTATATACACAACAGACCCGACTGGAAAGACAGTATCCCGTCAGACGAGGATGCCACATCATCGGATGATGAAAGCGCGAATGTAGGTGCTCAGAAAAGAAAAAAGAAATTGGCATCAACTCCCTATGTACTGCAAAGACGAGCATTTCCTCTTCAAAGGATGATACACAAGAAAAGGGTATCACACCTATGTACCAATCCTCTTAAATTCCAGATAAAGAAAAGCGCGTCAAACCAGCAGAACAGGGATAAGCTGACAACATACAAGGAATACTGGACTGATTCTCTCATGGAAACAGCCAAGTTTGAACTTATAAGCGAAGCCGGAAAGGTAGGGGATGCTGCCATATATATATATAAGGATAAGGACGAGATAAAATACAGGTCTTTCAGCTACTCAAAAGGAGATATACTGTATGAACATAAAAACAGAAGAGGGGAAAGAATAGCTTTCGCAAGGGAATATACAACCACATATATCTCGGCTGATGGAGAAGAGCATACAGACACACTTGTCGATGTATGGACTAAAGATGAGTTTTACACGCTTGATTCCAACGGAGATATAGCAACGGATATTGACGAAAACGGAAATATCATACAACTGCATCAATTCCATAACCTGGGATTTATACCTGTAGTATATCTACGGCTTGAACTTCCATTTTGGGGGGCAGTACAGGACTTGATAGACGATTTCGAGTTCTTAATGTCAATGATAGGAGAATACAACACACGACAGGCATTCCAAATGCTACTTATCAAGACTAACGGAAGAATAAACATTCAAAGAAACGGATTGGGAGGAACTTCCATTTTACGTGTAGGAGCAGAAGATGATGCACAGTTCATGGGTAAGATGGACGCTTCAAACTCACTGTTCACCGAAATAGATAACATATACAACGGGATACTTGACGGAAGCGGTGTTGTTCCGCCAATGCAATCATCATCAGGTGACAGACCTACTGGAACAACGGCAATGTATTATGAGCCGGAAATGGAATGGGCGAGAAGTGATGCACAAATGATGAACACAGCCATAAATGACATGGCCAATATATTCAAATACTATGTAGGAGTAATGGAAGGTGACGCAACAGGTTATAATGCTCTAAGAATAAACGCTACCATAGAGCCATACTCATACATAGACTTCTCTGAATGGAACAATACACTCGTTCAGCTTGTGAACTCCCGAATAATATCATTACAGACAGCAAGAGAAGAAAGTGACTTCTCTGCAAATAACGAAGATGATAGAATGGACGAACAAGACAGAAGATTAAACGATCTGGAAGCTAGGGTGATAGAGGAAAATAATGAAAATAATGAAAACAACGATAACAACGATAACAACGATAACAGCTAAACTATGGGAAAATTTACAAATTTACTAAGAAAAATAAGAAGGGCATTAGACTATATTTGCCTTAACAATTTGAGAGTTGACGGAATGGAACATCTCATTGCAGGAATACTTGTAGTAAGCATGGCGCAATGGTTTTTCTCCGTATGGACAGCAATAGCACTAACCTTGTTTATTCTTGTGGGAAAAGAAATAATATACGATAAGTGGCTTAGACAAGGAGTGCCCGAATGGAGAGATGTATTCTGGGGAGCAGTAGGTATGGTGCTTGGATTAATTTAAAAAAAAATCACACCACAAAGTTTTTATATATCAAAAATTATTATTTACTTTGTGGTGCCAAACAATAGTAAAGTATTATTTCTCCGTAGAGCACGGTTATAGCTCACTATATTAGCTTGGCTTTTTTTATGCCCAATCGCTTGTATGAAAATACACGGCTGTCTTTCCTGCGTAATATTTCCTCTTCGGAGAAAATCTTACTATTGTTTGGCGACACGGGAAATGGCAGCCGTTTTTCTGTCTATAATTATAATGCCAAACAATAGTAAGTATGGAAAGTTTAATTCCAAATCAAAAAGGTATGACCTCCCTTGAAATAGCAGAGGTCACGGGTAAACAACATGCCCATGTTATGCGTGATATTCGCAATCTATTATCGCAAGGTGTAGCCGAATCCAATTTTGGATTGGGCTCATACACAGACGCTAACGGTCAAGAAAGACCTCTATTTAATCTAACTCCGAAAGGTTGTCTTATTCTCGCTTCGGGCTACGATGCAGTGCTACGTGAAAAAATCATAGACCGTCTTGAATATCTCGAAAATGAGAAAAAGGCTATCCAAACTCCGCAAACCTATCTTGAAGCCTTGGAGGCTTTGGTAGCTTCTGAAAAGGAGAAAGAACGGTTGCGCATTGAATCGGAGCAACAGAAAAAGCAAATCGAACAAAAAGATGCCAAGATTGCCAAAATTCAGCCCAAAGCGGACTTCGCCGACAAAGCCTTTGCAATGGAAGGCAAGTGCGATATAGGACAGGCGGCAAAGATACTTGGCTTGCCTTTTGGGAGAAACTCTTTGTTCAAGAAACTTCGTGAAGCAGGAGTATTCTTTGCTAACAGGAACGAGCCAAAACAGAAGTATATTGATGCTGGGTATTTCGAGATGAAAGAAAAGCCTATTCCAAGAGAGAATCACCCAGGTTTTGTTGTGATGGTTGTTCTATGCACACAAAAAGGTCTTGCATATATCAATCACCTATTTGGCGGGAAACCGTCTGATGGAAAATTAGCGAGAATAGTATAGCACTATACATCTGTTATTACTAAAAAACAAGGAGCGACAAAAACATCGCTCCTATATTTCCTTTAACGTATAATTGATCACTTTATCGTAACCCAAACCTGTTCGCCACGCTTTATCGCATCGTCAATCAATTTGTTCAACTTGTCAGAAGTATAGCGTGATTCGGTAAGCCTGCCTTTTGATGTATTGTTACCTACAAGGATACATCCGGCAGAATCCTTTGCTGTATTCCCAGCGTGAAAAAGAATACCCTCAAAATGAGGAACATTCAACAGTCTTGGCATATTACGCCCGAATTTTGGGGACCAGTTGTATATCACCTGGTATCTACCGTAAGGGATAGCAGATTCAGCATAAACCTTCTTCTCGTTTCCATCAAACACTCCGTTCTTATTCACGTCAACAACACGATCTTCAAGCGTATTACTGAAAAACTCACCATCAATATACAAACGCCCTATAGTATAATCAGGCTTACACCATTTTCTTTCTACCAATAGTTCCATAGTTAAAATGTATTTAGTTTTACAAAGCTACAAAATAAACACGTATATTTGCACACATAATAAAACATTTTATAAAGCATATACAAAAATGTATAAATCAAGACAAATAGCAGATTGGATAATACATAAGACACATGGCAATATAACACATTCAAAATTACAAAAATTGTTATATTATTGCCAAGTGTGGCATTATACAATTTTCAATGAGGTTTTATTTGATGAAAGAATTGAAGCATGGGCGCACGGCCCTGTTGTACCATCCCAATTCAGCAGATTTAATAACATAGATTTTTTCCAAAACATAAAAGTAAAAGATTGTGAGAACATTAAACTGAAAAGTAAAACAGAACAATTACTGAATGAAGTTGTTGGAATATACAATAAATGCACTGATGGTCACCTTGAATTATTAGTAAAAAGAGAAGATCCTTGGAAGAAAACAAGAGGGGATATACCAGAGTTTAAGAAATGCCAAAAAGAAATAAAACTGGACATAATGAAACAATATTATATAAATATAAATTAATATGATTATGAAAAATGATGATTTCAAATTCTTTATAGAAAACCATGATATACTATTAAAAAGACATCTCAATAAGTATATTGTCATAAAAGATCGGAATGTACTATTTTGTGGAGATTCTTTTAAAGACGCTTTGAGTAAGGCTTTGAATGGTGGTCTTGAATTAGGAACATTTATAATACAATTATGTTCAGAAGGAGAAAGCGGATATACATCAACTTTTCATACAAGAGTAATATTTGCCTAAAATGGATTCAACTTTATTTGTAATAACGCAACTTACAGAACTCATCAAGTTGTTTGGTAATATTAAAGTTAGATATGAGTTTAAAAAAGAGCCTATTGTTCACTTAATAGAGGTTTATCCAAAAGAGGTCTATCAATCAAATGAAGATTATATCTCTTGGGAAAGTAAATTGTATGATAAGTTTACAGAACAATACCCTTTAGAAAATATTTGTTTTATATCGGAAGATGCTTTTGTTAAAGTTGAAAACCCAATTTTTGTCGCATAAAACAGTTGTAAATACCAAATATTATATTTACCTTTGCATTATCATAAAGCATCCGTTAATGGATATAGCTTAAATAGTTATTTTCATGCAAAAACTAAATTAGTATCACCCTTGGTAGAAGGGGTTGAGGACGTGGAGTGGTCGACAGTAGTCGGGGCGGTGAAGCGTCAATATGTACGTGTATAAACGTATATAAATACCTTACCTTACCTTAATAAGCAAGAAATAGATTGGACCCTTTTTCTTGCTTTTTTTATGTGCAAACGCAAGCAATAATTGTTAATATTGATTAAAAAAATTGTACTACGTATACATGTATAATATATTTTTTGTTTCTTTGTATAACAATAAATGAACCATTACGATGTTTTTACTTTGGCAGCAGGCAGATGTGAATCTTTACTGTTGCCTTTTTTATTTAAAATACATACCTTTGCACTATGGACAACGAAAGAGAAATATTATCCAAACTTGACGCTATCATACAGAACCAAAAGGTTTTGTATGAGAATCAAATTGTCATATTTCAAACTCTAGCATCAATTGGACAAAAGGTGTACAGTCAAAGCGATTTCAAGAGTTTGATGATAAACATGGTAGCAAACGGTATAACAGAAAGAGTAGAAGCCAATGATCAACAAAGAAGAAATATCTAAGATTGCAGACTATTACTTCCAGGTAAAAAGACTTGCCAACGGTATAAAATCGTCAACCAAAGAACGTGCGGAGAAGTTCTCTAAAGACCTTCTAGCCGTATTCCTTTTGGCAGGGGCTAAATCGTTTAAGTCAATATCAAAACTCCCAGATAACCAAAAAGAAAAAGTGCTGGAACTTACCAAAAAGTTCCGCGAGGATATATATAACGACATATACCAATATGTATTGGAAAGTAATAAGCTGTCACTAGAATTAAACGATGATCTTGGATGGGAGTATATTTCAATGACGGACAACGGCATTAAGGAATATATGGAAAGGACATACGGTGGAGAAACGACAAAGCAGAGAATAAACACAAATACAAACAGATTTCGCGCTGTTGTTGAAGTATATCTTGCCAATACATTACTTTCCATAAAAACGAACAATATAGAAAAAATAACGGATGAGGTTCAAAAGAAGATATGGAACAACATATCATCACCATATAACGTATCATTTATTCCGCCAAGCAAACAGAAACACTACGGTAGAGGATATGCCACAAACGGTATAAGCCAGTTGTATGTTATAGAACAGCAGATGATTCTAGGTATTTTCAATGAAGCAAATTACAATTCATGGAAAAATATGCCAAACTTTAAAGGATGGAGGACAGCCGTTACGTCTAAAAACCCATGCCAGTTCTGCATTGACGAACAATATAGAATACACACAGACAGACCTAAGCTGCCGTTCCATGCCCATTGCTTGTGTATATTATATCCAGTGTTTAATGCATAATAACTTGATAATCAACATACCATTGAGTAACATTACCATAAGACGGTGGATTTCCAGCATCAACCACATCATTACGAGTAAATGATTTAGGAATATTTGTGCACGAAGGCATCAATATATTACCTGACCATTGACCTATATAAGATCCATCTTTCGCTCTCCATCTATATCTAGCGTATGGTCTGCCTGATGAAGCAACGTAATCACTAGAAGTGTTATTTGTAATGTTCAATCTGCATTTAGAAGAAGTAGACCCATTTGTCAACTGTCCGTAAACAGAGAATCCAGAAGCGTTGGCTGTTGTATCTCCAAGTGTAATAGAAAGACTTTGAGTAACCACTATCGGCTTACGAATAAATCCGTCAGATGTAGTAGGGATTAAGCATAATACATTTCCACTGTAATCACAAAAATAACCCTTAATATAAATATATGTATCCCCCATAGATATGAGATTATTGCGATTAAGGGTAATTGAAATTTTTCCTGTACTATCAATACTACTTACAACAAAAACTCCAGAATCTACCAACCTCTTTAATTGATTATATACTTCCACCTTTATTTTCATATTAGACCAAGTAAATCCCCCAAGTATTTTACCCCAATTATACCTAGAATCAGCCCAATATGGTGAAATTGTAAGTACAAACGTTGTCTTTGTAGCGTCTACAGGATTAGTTAGAATATCTTTATCTATTGTAAGAGGTTTAGCCCCATGATCGTATCCATCAAAATCAGTAAGTCTATACCATGTTTTAGGTCTATCATATACTAATTTCTTATTTACAGAATCGTAAACTATACCAGGTAAACTAGCGTTGTCAAATGAAGGGATAGATGCTTCTTTGGGTTTTATATAACTCCACATATTAATTTTTTCGCTAAGACAAGCATATCCTAAATCATAACCATCACTAGTAGGACCGATGCCTAGAGTAGGATATACATCACTATCCAATCCGACAG